TTTTGTTTTCTTTATCCCAACGGTATTCTTGCATATTATGGTCTATTTCATAAAACACACTGCCATTAGGGATTGTATCATCAGTAGGTTTAATGTCTGTGGAAATACCATAAAATTCAGTATAGGAAAGTCCGTTAGCACCACCAACTTTATTTACTGTTCTCATTATAAATCTCCTTTCAAAAAACAGAATTAATATATGTAGGCATGAAAAAAGAGAGGGCTAATAGTCCTCTCTCTAAAGTAAAATTTCTTCATCAATTTCCTCTTTATCCAAAATCCTTATCCGAAGAACTAGACACATGAGTTACTGTAGCCACATTTAACTAACTGTTTCGGCATCCTCGGTAGGCTCGTTTGTTTTGCTGTCTTTTGCATCCAGCGCATCATAATACGCCTGTGCCAGGGCTTCAACCTCGGCAATGTCGTATTCAGTCAGCAATCCACTGTCCAGATGACTGTAAGCTTTGTCCATCCAGTAGGCTACATCTCTGCCTGCTCCAATCTCATGCTTGATGCTACGTAAGGTTAAGTCATGTCTTGCTTTGCTTTTTACTGCCATAATTTACCTCCTTAATTTGTCATAGATGCGATTGTATCTGTCAGCTGCTTGATTACAATGTTTACATCTCGTTGATAATCCAGCTTAATGCCAGCACCATCGCTTACTTGCACCACGGTGTCAGGTGCATAAGCGGTGAGGGCTTTATATGCAGCTATCTCATCAGAGGTGAGTGGTGTTTCGATGGGGGAGGAGAGAATTGCATTTTGCTCGGCCAACGTTTTTGTGCTGTCGAAAGCCGTTTTATCAACCCTCTGCACCTTCACCCCTCTCTCCAAGTCCACCTCGTCACACACCCACTGCTGTCCCTGCGGGTCAGTGTAGTTGCCGCCAGAGGTGACAGGGATGCCGGGTAAGCCGTTGGGGGTGGGCAGGGTAAGGAACTGTTCACGGTATGGGGAGTAAGAGGTGATTCTGCTTTTCGTTAAAGTAACTTGCACTGTGGTGTTCGTTATTACCCCTTTATCCACCTCCAATAAAATAGAATATGAGTTATTAGTAGTAACATTTATTACTTTGTTTTGAACATCAGAAGTAAAATTTCCGACAAAGAAGAAATTAAGTTTAACAGAATTGCTTATTCCTTTAGTTGATAGATAGTATACACCACGTGGCAAACGTGACGTACGGTCATCGTGTAAATGATATGATGAGTAATTGCTTGCAGTGCCCGTAACTCGGACTCCGGTTTCATCAGCTGCATAAGTTATACCAGACAGAATTTTCTGAGAGCCGGGTTTAGTGCCCTCTAGCATGTTTATTCCCGTCACCTTCACCGTCACACTCCCACCGTCACCTGCACTCACGATAGGCACAGGATTATCAGGGCTGGGTGTTCCGTCCTGCGTACTCTTTCCGTATACATTCAGGCCGCACAGTGGGGCAGCAAAAGCGTCATTACAGCTTACCGGGTTGCCTGTCTCGCTTCCAACAAGCACATTCTGGCGCTTCTGCAACGCAGTAGTATCTTCATTTAGCTGATTAGTCTTATCATCTAATTCTGTCTTAATATCATCAGCATATTTCTTAGTTACAACGTCAGTATCGTTTACAGGAGTGCTAACGCCAGTAATAGTGCTTTTGCCATTAAATTTGACAACGCCTGTAACTGGATTGTCCTCTGTGGTTCCTGTCAAAGGTATATAATTATTACCCAGATAACGTAAATTAACCACATCGGTATCGGACAATGGGTCAGCAACGCCTGTAATTACATATTGTTTACTGGTATCATCAGAGTCAGAAAACTCTATAGCTTCATAAGAAAATGGCTCTCCTGTTTCTGGATTTGTTGTTTCAAGATGTACTAAATTTAATTCTACAGTATATTCACCAGTTTCATCTTTTAAAGTAATAGACTTAGCGTTAAGTAATGAATTGCCATTCATGTTAATGTCACCAGTCATAATACCACCTGATAACGGTAAATATTCATCACTTGGAGCAGTACCACCTCTAGTTATTGGATACCAAATTTTGTTTTCTTTATCCCAACGGTATTCTTGCATATTATGGTCTATTTCATAAAAAGCACTACCGTTAGGAACATCTTCTGTTGGTTTTACATCTGTGGTATTGCCGTAAAATTCCGTAAAAATTGTGCCATTAGCACCACCAACTTTATTTACTGTTCTCATTTACGAACCCCTTTCTAATTTATGACAACAAAAAGAGAGGAACTATTATTAATTCCTCTCCATTGTAATATATTTATTTAATTATCAATCCTTAACAAGTCTTTGGGTCTGAGGTCTTACACGTTCATCTGTTTTACCAGTTGCAGGGCCAGTTGTTACATAGGTTATATCCTGTGCGCCCTTTGGTCTTTTAGTCTGTGCTAAATCATTTGCCATCTGTTCCTTGGTTCTATGGTCTGCATGCTTTCCAGTTGCTACTGCCATAATAATTACCTCCTTTAAGGTTAATATACAGAAATACATAATTTTTAAAATAGTTTTAGAACAATTTTTATAGCACTTTATTTTTCATTTAAAACAGTAAGTCTGTAAACTTTCTATATGAATTGTTCTTTATTTATAATACTACTTGTCACCTTATTTGTCAAGCGAATTTTAATCACTTTATGATAATTTTATCCATTTACTTGTAGTTGGAATTTCATCTTCAACACTTGTCAACATAATTCCATTATCATCATTCTCAAATGAATTAGTAACAGCCGTTTCCTCACCAATTTCCTCTTTATCCTTAGAATTGGACACATGAGTTACTACAGCCTTGTATAACTCACCGTACTCGTTAGTAACCCTATCTCCCTCTTTATATTCAACGCCCTCAGTCCATACTGGATAGAGTTCTGGAACTTCTACGGCTTGTTCGTCTGTGAAATTTTGTGCTGATAATTTAGCTGTTTTATAAAGGGTCTTATTAATTTGTTGTAAAGTCGCAACTTGCTGTTCTTGTGTTGGAACGTAAGCAATTTCATTATCTTCTAAGTCATAAAACTTGCCGTTTTTATATTTGCAACCTATAAAACAAGGGTATTGTAAACAGTCTACTGCGATAGTTTCATTGCCGTAAGTACCTCTTGCAATCTGATTAGCAAGTTCATAATTGTCGCATACAATAATATTCTGTACAGTTTCCTCATGTACAATAGCAAAAACTTGATGTACAATCATATCATTTCTATCCTTTCATTCTATATTAATAAGCGAAAATACTATTCACTGTTAAAGTGCCAGTTTGTTGGGCTTGTGGATTAGTGGTATAAAAAGTTGTACCAGTTAATACTTGATTTACATTGGCGTTACCAGTTAATTCAAGAGTTCCAGTTTGTTCATCATCAGAACCTAAACCAAGAAAGATATAACCTTTCATAACTTCTGATTTGGTTGCAGTCAATTCAGAAGTATCAACGCCACCAGATATAAAATTATTAATTATAGCCATATGATACTCCTTTCTTTATTTGAAACGGATAAGGATAATTCCAGAACCACCAGTACCACCGTCCCTACCACTATAAGCATAGCCACCACCGCCACCACCTGCTCCACCACCAGTATTAGCAGAACCATTGCCGCCCGCACTAGCGAGAATGTAATCTGATTCACTAGAAGAACCTCCACTTCTATAGGTACCATTACCACCATGACCGCCACCTATAGAACCACCAGAGCCACCCCAGTTACCCGGTGTTAAAGCACCTAATCCTTGTCCACCAGAACCACCACCGCCAGAATAAACAGTACCAGAACTTTCACCAAATGGGCGAGTTGTTGTTCCTTGACCTAATCCTTGACTATTTGTGACACCAGGACTATTACCACCATTGCCACCATTACTACCGCCATTATTTCCATAAGTATATCCATACGTTGAACCACCTACTCCACCGCCACTACCGCCACAACTAACACGATAATATGGTGAAGTAGTTTCACCGTCACCGCCATATCCACCAGAAGCAGTACATAATGTAGTTCCGCTTCTTGTTACAGAAGTAGTGCCACCAGTACCCCCATTAGCGCCGCCACCGCCACCAATAGAGCATACTAAAGTTTGTCCAGAAGATACACTAACATTAGAAGCAGTTTTAGTGTAGCCACCACCGCCACCACCGCCACCATAAGTTGAATTTCTATCTCGACTTTCTCCATGCCCGCCACCGCCACCACCACCAACACAAAATATATCAACTTGACTATATCCACTTGGTACAGTTACATTTATACTACTTGTAATCGTCTGTGTATATGTACTACCACTTACAATATTACCTTGTATTGGTGTTCCTATCAATTCCCCATTACTTGTCACACAATAACTATACACACTTATGTAATACCTAGTTCCAAGATTAGGAAACCCCAAAGTAACACTACTTCTACCACCACTTGTAGTATTATTTCCAGTACCTTTATAAATCTGAGTACCACCAGTCCCAGGATTTCCACTTGTGCTATATTTAACATATACACCACTATAAGGTCTACCAGTAGTTTGTATAGGGTTAGACCAAGTAACAGTAATATTTCTACCACTAGAAACAGCTAAGTTTAAATTACTTACATTACCAACTTCCATTGTGCCAGTAACCTTAATTTTAGCGTCTGTATTATAAAACGTAGCACCTTTGATAACATGACTTTCTATAGCGTTTCCAGTCAGTTCCAATGTGCCAGTTTGTATATCGTCACTATCTTTTCCTACGAATGTATATCCTTTTAATACATTATTTGGTTCAGCAGTTGCAATATCAGAACTACCACCACCAGTAGGAAATCTATTCATAATTGACATAAAATCACCTCTTTTTGTTAATAAAACTTATCCAATAATCAGCACTTGAATGGGTAAATCTTTCGTTGGCTTATTCTTATAAGCTGTAAGAGTAATCTGATTTTCTGCTTGTGCTGTACACTGAATGATACATTTCATGGATAGTTTAATTTGGTCTAAGGTTGCATTTGAAGCTAAACCAACCTCAATATTATTCTCAGCCGTAACACCATTTACTGTTAAAGTTAATGTATATGGTGCATTATCACCTTGCCAATCTGCACTAGGAGCATTTACTTGCACACTTACAGATTTAGAAGCACCATTTTCTACATTTTCTATTTTAGTCTGAGGATATAATTGGTCATATCCAGTATCAGTTTTTACATTCATTTCTATGTTATAACTTGCCATATTTTCACCAACTTTCTTTATTAAACTTCGATAGATAAAATTTTCCACCATTGACCACCAACTTCTAATTGTTCGTCAGTTGGTTCTGTTTCAGATACAATAACTCTTGCTTTTGGAAACTTCATAAATACCTGCCATGTGCTAGGTGTGGTATCTGGTTGAACATTTGTATTCGCTTTTAAAGCAATATACATTACATTTTCATAAGTAACAACGTCATTAATAGCATAATTTACTGTTTTATCCCAAACATCTTTTAACTGAACGTCAATACTTGTCGCACCAACCTCACCTTTTAAGCCAATCAACACCCAGTATTCCATATCAGTAGGCAGATTTCCAGTTGATTGTTTTAAACACATATAAACTTGTTTGTCATAAACAACAAAGTTATACATTTCATATTGTATATCAGCTTGATATTCTTTCTTATTTATGTAATTATTAAGCATTGTCTGAAATAATTGTTCATCTTCTGCAAGTTTAACCTCTACTGCATTGTAATATAAATTCTGTAAATATTCAAGAGCCGTATGAATCATATTGAAACATATTGGCATAACTGTTTCGCTATCAATATCATCATTATTCATAATCAATGCTAATGCTTGACTAAAATAACCCTCTCTAAAATATTGAGAAAACTGTTGCATTAAGTTTCTATTACTTAATGATAAGTCTTGCCAACGTCTGACTTCAAAACTTGCCATTTTTTCTCCTTCCTCAGTTTACAATTCTAAACCATAAATCACCAGTTTCTTGCTGACTTGGCGTTCCCTCTTGTATTGGAATTTCTCTAGGTCTGATAGAACCAATATTAACCCAGTATTGTGAACCCTCAAAAGGTGCTTGATTATTATTAGCTTCAATACAAGCCCACACATAGTTACCATATGTTACTACGTTCTGTGTAGTATAATGAACCGTACTATCCCATTCTCCTAAGAAAGACAACCCCTCACCAGAATCACCTTTTTCACCACGAATAGAAAGCACTCTCCAATAAGTTGTGTTTGTAGGGACTGTTCCCAAAGGTGGATTAGTAACAGCAATATACACATAGTTTACACCATTATAAATATATGTTACAAAGTTATTCTTAGAATAGGTCACAGTAGGGTTATACGCTCCCTTATAACCAAATAAGTTGATGATATTTTGCCACTCAACTTGCTTGCCCTCTACATAAGGTTGCACATCAGTTTTGTAAAAATTTTCCAATGCTTCACAAGTGTTGATAATCGTGTTTAACTTTTGGGCGTTGATAATCTTTTGATTGCCGTTTGGAATCTGTGCAAATATATTTTGTGCAGTTTCATAATCATTAGACTGAATAGCTGTCTGATATTGTTGAATTAATTGTGCGTCAGAAGCCGTAATATCCAAAAAAGTTGTAAATGTTTGTATTTGATTAGGAAAAGTCGTACTCGGAAATTGAGGGTAACGTTCACTCATAAATCACACTTCCTTTCTATGTAATCTAAATATTATTATATATTATTCTTTATTTTATTACAACAAAAAAGAGTGAATCTATTAAGAAACACTCTTTCTTGCTACCAAAAACGTATTACAGGAGGTTTAATGAAAATAAGAAAAATATGCTTAGTTCTTTTTTCCAAGCATTACGTCACCATTCACCTTTTATCTCTCGCACATAAAAGGGTTCAGCTTTTTGTGACTAACTACCTATCTAATCATAGGTTAGTTTGAATTGTCACCATCACAGGCTTTTTTCAACTTTAGCTGAATTAATTTCATTATCACTATGGCAAGTAAATGATAATGAAAATCCAGTTAAGAAAAGGAACGTTGTGGATTTTTCGCACATGGATACGAACAACAATGTATACAATTTATAAGGAGAACATATATCTTTTATTTCCTTTCCTTAACTTAATTATATCTTACCATACTTTACACCATATGTCAACAATTATTTTTGAAATATTTCTATTTATTTAGAAACTTTCGTATTCTGGATAATAGCTTATCATACTAATATTCATTGAACCACTTTCCTGCATATCGGCACTAAAACTCTTAACAAGATATTGTTTCGGTATAGTTGAGTCTTTAGGTGTATATGACACAACGATATTAACATCCAACCACCATATAGGAACACATGTTAAACTCACACTGTCATTCATTCTGGTTCGTAAATATAATTCATATTTAGCACGTTGTCTTGCTAAATCATTAGTGTAAATATTGTCATATTCACCCCCAGATAAAGGAATTGCTATCTCACCTATTGTGCTTCCCACATAATAAGGACTTTGCGGATTATCGTCTTTCGCTTCACCATATATCTGTTGATAGCCTAGGTATATAAACTTACCATTCTGGTATCTGGCAACGTAATACTGGTTGTTACGGTCTAGTACCGCCGCCGTTCCGTCCTCATTAACCAAAGGTAATGCGCTGTTATCATTCACTTTAATATAAGGACTTGCAACCGCTGTACTTGCAGTCCAACCTACTGTAAAACTTGTACTTGCATCAAAAGTTGTTGGATAATCTGCAATAGTAAGAGTATAAGTATTCCCACTCTGAGTTATAGCACTTGGATAATACGTTGGATCTAGTGATTTTCCAAATACTCTTACTACATTTTTAACGCTTTCAAAATCAGATGTAATACTTTCTGATGTTACAACGCTATCCCAAATATCATCGTCTAATAAACTTGGTTCATTATGACCGCTTGGAATTTTCTGATATCTAAACACTCCGTTGATGTCAAAGAATATTTCCATAGTTGCATCTACATCTCTTAATTGAGAAAGTAATGAATAAACACTATCTCCAATGTCAACTTGTATATCATATGGCAAAGCATATGGCAATTCTTCAAGGACATATTTAGTTACTCCTACTAACTTTAACACACTAATCATAGCGTTTCTCACGTTACTACCTTGTGGAATCGTTGTTGGCATATCTGAAATATAACCATTTCTTGTACCATTCAGTCTTGCCATAAGGTCAAGTCCCTCAAATGATAATGAATTAGTAGAAGCGTCATAATTCCATGTAGGGGTATTGATAAGATAAATACCTAAATTTACCCATTCCCAGTCTTTTGCAAGTATATCATATTCACCTATATAAATCTGAACATATCTATCCAACCATATTCTTCCACCAGATTTTATCTCAAAATCAGCGGTATCTTTCAGTGCTAAAGTAATACTACATGAACGCCTTTGGTCATTGTTACTATCACAATTTATATTACCACTGATAACATAACCCTGTATTTCATTTACGGTCTGATACTCATAATTGAGCAGATTTATCTTTATTTGACGTTCTCTCATTCGTTGTTTTGCGATATTGTATAAATTCTGCGTTATATTTAATGGCATAATTTATCCTCCCTTACGTTCCAGTAGTAGAAACTCCACTTACTACTGGTTCTACTAATCCAAATTCCATAAGGTCTTTTTCGTTATTTGCGTCACCAACCTCAACGTAATCAAAAGAAATATCTATTTTTCCCATACCCCAGTTATTATCATATGTAATGTTTGGTTCTGAACTTGGATAAATTAAGAAAATATTTCCATTCCAGTCCTTTATAATTTTCGCTTTATTGTCTGTGATATAATTTAGTATTTCCTCTGTTAATTTATTGATTTCATATCTATCCATTATTCTATTTTTTTCATAATCTAAAGGTAAAACAGTAAAACTAATACTATTACTATAATAATTCGTCTTAGCATTAGCAACAATTACTGGATATTTACTACCATAAGGCTCAAACACTCCTATTTTCTTAACACGTTTACCAGTACCATATGCTACCCCAGCGTAGAATTTATATATACTATCCTTTTCACAAATGAATACGCCCTTGAATTGAGAAGTAATACTATTGGTAATATAATCGCCCTCAGCACCGTTCAATATAGGAACTAAAGCATATTCATAATCTGTATTATTAGCGGCTATATAATCATTAAAAGCAAAGTTTAAATCTTCAAATGCTTTTACTGTAACTGTCTTTAAAGTAACCCAGTTAAACATACCTTTAATTCTACGTTTTACTTTAATAGCGGTCAAATATTGCAGTAAGAAATCTACATTACCGCCATTGATATTACCGTCAAAATTAGCAACAATAACATCAAGATAAGCCCATTCAGTATTTTTAATAGGTGAATAATCACTAGTTACATTACTAGTTAAACGAAAATGGTCAAAGATACCGTTCTGAACTTGAACTGTTGTTACATTATTTACACTGGTAGGTGCAATATCTAGGCTGTTACCGTCTTGTACGAAATTGTACCCTAAGAAAGAAAACATATTATCCTCTCACCTACTTTCTATTTATTGTTATTATTAATTTGTTGCAGTAGGAATTACGCTACCTAAATTTATCAAAGAAATATTATAAACATTTCCTATTCTTCTCACCCATAAAGTAAGATAATCTGTATTTTGTGGTAATGGAATATATTGAGAATATCTATAATAAACATCTTCTGCAATACCACTGTCCACAGTCATATCTACATAGGCTTTAAGTTCTGTTTCGTTTCTATAATATCCGTTCCTATAAGTAAACGTAATCTTTTGACCTTGTGAATTAGTAAAAAATGAGATTGGTGTGTCTACGTTCATATCTCTAAACCACCATTGAGCCGTAAAATCTCCATTTAATTGGAAACCACTTGTCCACTTTACCCAGTAACCATCTGGTTTTAAATCAATTTCTTTGCCGTCTACATTATTGATATATGTTGGTTCTTCTGGATTGCTTGAACCCTCAATGATACTAACAATACTTTCGCCAGTAATATAACCATTGGTGCAATCATTAGTCAGACCAAGAATACCAAACACAGTCGGACTGGAATATGTAACAGTAATTAATACTTCACCAGTTGTTACATAAGTTCCGTAAATAGTATATCCCTTGATTTCAATATAATATGTTGCTTTATCATCTAAACCAGTCAATAAATAACTTTTGTTTACTGGCGGTTTAAGGCTTTGTCCACCATAAATCTCGCCACTGTTATTGATTTCAACATGATTTGAATTATACAAAATTACATTGTAATAATTTAATAATTCACCCTCAATCTGATTATATGTAAACTCAAATAAAAAACTTGAAGAATTAATAATATTGTTTGCAGGTAAATTGGTAAATTCTATCGTAGGTTGAGTATAACACCAAAACTGTATAGGGTCACTTGGGGTACTTGCTTCGCCTTGTGCGTCATAAGTAGTCACATAAGCGTTATAATATGTACCATTAGTTAATGTATTAGGTGGAACAGTATGCTCAAACTTAAATGAGTCCACAGACTGTTGGTATACAACTTGGTTTGTGGTGTTGTTACGAATTGTTAATTGGTTCTTTACAACTTGATTACCACCAGTTGAATAGAATGTAAATATTGACTTTTGAGAAGCGTCAAATGCATTTATTGAATATAATATCGGTTTAGTTGCCATAAAATTTAATCACCTACTTTTTAAGATGTTCTTTGCCAAATATAACAACAAAGATATGGCTGTACAGTTGAAATAGTTTGTTTTGTTAATGTTACATCTCCGTGTGTATGTCCTTGTCCTCCACCTGCACCTAATGTAGTTGTAATAGTACCTTTGCTCCAATCATTAAACCAACCACCGTTGTTATGAATTTGAAAACCATTATTAGCCGAAATTGGAGAAAACTCATTAGGTGCCGCAGAGTCATATTTTACTGCTATAATACTTGTATTGCCATCCATACCATGTTGATGGTCTGGAATTTCATTTATTGTTAATACATGATTTTGCGTTGTGTGTGCGTGAGTATAATCATTACTATACACACCGCCCAGTTTTCCTGCTTGATTAAAGCTATCTTGATTAGTGTCAACGCCTACTAAAGTTCTTCCTTGTCCTATTAACAACCAACTTCCACCAAAAAAAGTTGAAGGATTAGTAGCAACCAAAGAAAGATAAATTGAACCAATAGGATAAACATCTAAAGCACTAATACCACCAGATTTGCTACTTCCACCACCGCTTATATACATATTACTTGCTTGATTTTGTGGGTATGTGACTTTTACAATATCATTTATCTTAAAGTTTGCGACAGAGTAACTAGGAACTCTGCTATATTCTTTATTATCTATAACAACATTATATGTACCATCAGAATTTAAACTTTTAATCAAACCAGTTTTAGTAATATCTCTAGGTGCTTTATTAACTTCCTGTTTTGCAATAATTCTCATAGCTTCAAGTATTTCTTTATTTATATCCCATGTTTTAGCATCAAGGCTACTATTCCCTCGCTTAACATCGGTTCCTTTATTGTTGTATAAATTTTGCATAATTCAATTCACTTCCTTTACCAAAACAAACAAAATCTTTATAGTAAAAGGAGAGAATTAATCTCTCCTTCCACCCATCTGTAATGCTCTGTTTTTTAAATTCTTTAATTCGTCAATAAATGATTGTGCGTTGGTAACATTTGGTAATGTAAGATTTTCAAAAGCGTAGTTATAAATAGGTGCAGACTGTCCACCCATTTTTCCTACAATACTGTTTAACCATTGTGTAGGTGAGAATTTACCAAGTTGCATAAGATTTTCAGTTAAATGATTAGGAATAATACCGTCACCCTCGTTAGACCTTGAACCAAGAACTCTTAATTCTCGACCTTTTTCACCAACCATGGATAAGCCATAACCTTTTGTTGTACCGTTTGCATAAGCCCCCGGGCCATGTGAAGTATCATCTTCATACCAGTTATCACCACCAGACCCATGAGAATAACTAGGTTCTTTATCAGAATAATATTCATCTGGGTCAAGTTCGTCACCAAAATCTTCATCGTCATCATCATCGTAACTTTTATATCTTGTCTTAAGTGTACTCATTATTTCATTGTATCTATCTACATAATCTTGAAGATTACCAAGACGTTTCTCCCAGTTTTCACCCTCAAGGCTTATACCAAGTACCTGTTCTGCAATAAGTTTATTTTGTTCAGTTGTGTAATTATCTGTAACACTACCCCATTCATCTTTGTACTTTTCCCAGTATTTTATCTGTTCTTCAACAGAATTAATTGTAGCGTCACGAATATCTTCAAGACGTTTTATCTCTTTCTTAGTGTCTTGCTCTTTCTTATATTGTGTAAGAGCAGATTTGGCTTCATCTACAGCAGATTGGTCAGTTTCGTAAACAAAACCTTGCCCCTCTCTATAAATTCTTACTTTCTTTTGTTGTGCTTTTGCTAAAGCATCTAACTTTTCTTGTAATTCAATTTCATCATTTGTTGCACCGTTCTTCTCGTTTATCTTGTCAATCTCAGCGTCATACTGGTCTTGAATAGCTTGTTTACGTTCATTGAGTTTATCAATCTCTTTCTGTGCTAATGAAGCAACATAATTAAACGTTGTTTCTAGATTAGATTGTTGTTCCTCATACCATTCCTTTTCCTCTTCCCATTCCTCTTTACGTGCTTTCTTACGTTTTTCAGCTTCTTGTTCAGCTTTTCTCGTAGATTCTTCTTCAAGTTTGTTTCTTCCAGAATAAATCTCTTCCTCAATTTTCCAACGCTGTTCGCCATATTTTTCTTCATTACTATAGAACTCTTTCATTAATTCTTCAAGTTCGTCATAGTATTCCTGTTCAGAAATCATATCCATAGCAAGTTGATGTTTTAAGAGGTTATAACGCTCAGTATAAGCCGCATCATGGGCTTTTGTCATACCGTCTAAGGCTTTCTCATGGTACTTGTTATATTCATCTTCATACCCCTCTTTATCTTTGTAGTATTTATTTGTAAGTTCTTCAAGCTGTTCATAATACCATTTATCTGTAGCGGCATTATCTTTCATTGAAACCTTTTGTTTATCTAAAGTAGCAAGTTCTTTTTCAAATGCTTCTTTATATGCTTTAGCGTCTGCTTTTGCTTGTTTTTCTGCATCTGAGGTTGAGGATTTCTTAGAACCACCGCCACCTTTACCAGATTTGCCACCAGATGTAGACGGTTTAAACTGTAAGTTTTTCTTTAATTCCTCTAAAATTTTATTATTCTGTTGTTTCTGGTAGGCTTGAACCTGTGCGTCAAATCCTTCTGAATAAGATTTTACCCCAACACCACCAGTTATATTAGCATTTGCATTTGATATAGCCGCCAAACCAGAAGCAAATTTAAACAAACCTGTTGCACCTTGTTCACCTTTATTACCTGCTGTTATCATTGTATTACCAAAAGTGTCAACATAAGAATTAGCTTGTGAACTTGCTGTTCCTACTTGCGTAATGGAAGTTCCTAAATTATCAGTCCCTTGTTTAGCTGTTTCAGCATTTGTTCCAATATTTTGTTCACTTCCACTAAACACTTCTAACCCTTGTGTACTTGAAATTGCGGAAATTCCACTTTCAGTAAAACTTTGTGCCATTGACATTAAAGATTCATCATTAACAATTAACTGACCATTTATCATTTGCAAAGATTCAAGATATGCTGGGTTTAAAGATAATAAATCTGCCATAGTATCTATGGTAACACTACCTGTTTTATTATATTCATCTGCTACTTCATGTAAAGTATCATAAGCATCTTGAACACCTTTTAATTCTGATGTAAGGCTTTTAATAGCTTTTTCAAATTCTTCTGTTGCATTGGTACTACTTTCACTATCATCTTGAAAATCTTGTTGTGCATTTGAGTTATCTTTAACCGCACCTGTAAATTCTGGGAATAAACTATTTGCCAATTCTCCTGCGGCATTTCTAATACTTTCTAATGGTGGTAAAGAATTAATATAAGTTTTATACGCTTCATCAAATGCTTCTTGATTTTCATATACTCCTTGTGTAAAAGTAGAAAAAGTATCTTGCACAGCTATATAAGAATTAGCATGTTGCTCTACTTTTTGAGTATTTTCTTCATAAGTATCAGACAAACTCTTAAGTTTTGCTTTTAAATTATCAATTATCTCTTGTTCTCTCATGGTAGGTTGCTGTATCTTTTCCATATAAGTAAGCATTGTTTGTAATGCTGTTTTTACCTCTTCTGGAAGTCCTTTTACAGATACCAACATTCCGTTTTTGAAAGTGCCAATATCTTTAAATACTTCTTGAAATTTTACAGCAACATCATCTTCCATACCAGAAAAATCAAGTAAAGTACCAAAATTAATAGGTTTAATATCTTTTGTTAAATATTCAATAGCTTTATTTATTTCTTGTCCGTATTTTGCATAATCTTCTTCGCCTATTTTTACTATTTCATCTGCAAGTAATTCATTACCTTTTTCTCTTGAACCATTTAATTCATCTAACGCTTCTTTTTCTATACCATATTTACTTGCTAAAGTACTCCTTATCTCAGCTAATTTACTTGCTTTTGTTTCTTCATCTTCTTCTGATGTATAAATTTCATTATACTTTTGTTTAAGCTTTGCTAATTCTGTTATGTTATTACTTGTTTCTCTACCAGAATTTTGCATTTCTTGAACATATTTAGCATGAGCCGCAACCGCAAGAGTAATAGCAGTAGTAACAGCACCTAAACCTAACGTCCACAAAGTAGAACTTGAAATAAGCCCTGTTATCATTTCTGTTAAAGTAAAACCATTTTGCCTTAAATCTACAATAAGACCAATTACATCAGCTATAGAAGTTGCTATATTGTCTGTAGTTGAAATAATTGTTTTTCCTATATTATAGCCTTTAAGAGTAATAAAAGCACCACCAATAGCGGTCAATACTGTTGGTAATCCACCTAAGTCATTTATTAATTTAAGAACATTTGTACCAAATTCCACAAGGCGTTTTACAGACTCAGAATTAATACCTTCTGTCCAAAACTTCTCTAATTCAGAGGTAAATTGAGATACCTTGCCTTGAATGGAATCAAGATAACGTGCATTTTCTTTAAGCGCTGAACCTTGGGAGTTCATTGCTACTTCTGTTGCTTCTATAACATGGTCAAAATTATTTAATGTTGCGGTAACTACATCTCATTATTTACATTAAAATTGAATCGCTACTTCAATTTAAAATTTTATCAATATCTTCTTTAAATAATTGATTATTTTCAGTATTTTTTATTCTCCAATAAGGAATTTCTAAATAACCAATTCCATTTTTCTCACAAAATTCTCTTTTAATTTGGTCATGTAATTTCTGATTTTCCAAATTATTATTACCTGCATAGAACATACCATTTACATAATGTTGTTTTCCTTGTACTTCTATAACATAATTATACTCTGGTAAATAAAAATCAAAAGCTAATAAACGTTTGGATTTACAGCCTTCCATAGTCTTTTCTTTTTCAACTTTTACACCTTTTGACTTTAAATATTTTAAAACTTCATATTCATTACTTGAAATAAGTTTTTGACATTTAGGACATCTATGCCTTTTATAATTTGGTAAAGAAATTTGTCCCCATGTAGGATAAAAAATATTACCACATTGACATTTACACTTTATATAATCATTTCTAACATTAATTTGAGTACCATTTTCTTCTAAAATTTCTAAATCTATTTCGTTTAATTTTATATAATTTTTCATATTTTCAATAGTATAAGGATTGCTCTGATTAAATAAAGTACATTTACCAATTTTACCTTTTCTTTTCTCCGTACTAGTTCTTAATACATTAATACTTGTTACGTATTTATACCCTTCTGGTGTAATAATATGAAGTTCTTTTGAATTTGTTCCTTTTTTAAACAAAGTATGTCCTGTTAGTTCTTTTACTTCTTTAGCCATATCTTCAAAAGTATTTGCTCTTTCTTGTGAAGAAGCACCATATCCACATTTATTACACTGAAATTTCTTTATTCCTTTAAGGTGAGTCCAACAGCATTGATAAATATTTCCACAAGCACATTTTAAATCTAATTTTGTGTGAATATCAGTATATTTATCAGATAAAACTTTTGCGGTTCCACCATTAATGTCTATAAAATGTTGAATATTTTGAATACTAAAAAGGTTATTTTTACCTACATAATCAAATTTTGCACAAGCACTTCTCATTACAAACAATGTAGATAAGCTATATAAATACCCCTCTTCATCTTTACATTTTATTGGAACTAAAGGGTCTGTAATATTAGAAATATCTTGTAATATCACTAATTTCCTATCACCAAATACTTCTAAAATTTTCTTTTCGTCTACCATTCTTAATGTTTTTGCCATTTTTATTCTCCTTGTATTGATAAAATTTTCTTATAATTTCTTATAAGATTAGCATACATTTTATTGCAAATTTGCAATCAGGCACTTTCCACAACTAGCGTTGTTGTGTACTCTACTCGCTTCGTCCTTTTAAAAGGCTTATTCTAGTTACAATATAGAATATATCATAATTAGTTACATTTGTCAACATTAAAAATCAATATTGAGTGCTTTCGATATGCGTTGAACCTTCAACTGTGTTTTCAACAGTTGCTTGGATGCGGATTGTCCGTTAGTCCTTAACATTTTTTACTATCTCTTAGTTAATTACTCTAAGCCCTTATCTATGTCACCATGATAAGTTAGTATGCAAGGCTCTTGGGAGTTTCCCGTCAATTTAACCTGTACAGGCAGATTTAGTTCACCTGTGTTTTACCACCAATTAATGAAGCGTAATATGTTTGAGTGTTTTTATCTAAAGTTGGAAAAACTTCTGCTAATTCTTTTAAAATATCATATGTACTTTTAATTTGACCGTTTTCATCCATTAATGTAATGCCTAATTTATTAAAAGCTTCTTCCATGCTTGCTGTATATCCAGAAGCTTTTGAACTATCTTCACCTAATTTTTGTAAATTTAACGTGATTGAACGCAATCCTCGTGCGACACGAGAAGCCATTCCCGGCATTTGTTCAGTAGCACCAACAATTAATCCATAAACTTGCTCCATAGAGTTACCTGCAAGAGAAAGCGTACTTGCAACTTTAGGAACAGCTGTTATTAAATCACCTGTTGATACCGCAAATCTGTTCGCAACTTCATTAGTAGCTGATATGATGTGTTCTGTATCTTGTGATGTTAAATTAAACGCAATCATTTGAGCATTAATGAAGTCAGCCGCTTGTCCTGCTGATATTGCTTCATCAGCAACATTTCTTAACATATTTGCTAATTTTGCTAATTGTAAACTTTCTTCGTCGCCTCTACCCATTTTCTTGAAATTAGTTGCCGCTTCAATCATTTCTGTTGAAGTTTTACCTACTTCAAGTCCTAATTCTCTGGCAGTATCAATATACTGTTTCATCCCTTCGTCTGTTAAATCAGACACTTTCTTATATTCAGTAACAGCCGCATCTAATTCCCTAACAGCATCTACACCTTCCATTAACGATTGTCTTAACTCATTAATAACAAGTGTTACACCACCAAACTTAGACACTTTAGCAAATATATCACCAATACTTTGAGAAGTCTTTTCTGCACTCGTACTGGTATCCTCAAATCCAACTTTTAATCCTTTAAGTCCACTTAATGCACTATTAAGTTTGCTTGTATCAACATCAATACCAACTTTCATAGTTGCGTATTTTTGACTTATTTTATCTAATTGTGCTTGAATATTTTTTGCATCTAATACTGCATTTACAAGTATTTGGAAGTTACTACTATTCATTGCCAATGTTTATGCACCTACCTTTCTTAGCATTTATATTTGGCTTCTTACCAAATCCCTTACTTATTTCAGTAGGTTTAATCTGTGACCATGCTATTCCAATAGCATCTCCAATATCATCATCATTTTTCACGCTTTTAGGTTTATCTAAATCATAAAACAATTCCAACCCAAAAATATGATTGACTTTTTCTATAGTTTTCCATTTCATTACTGGGCGTTTAGTTCCATTTCTAGTACCATCATAAACGCCCAAATCACTACGCCATTTACTAGGCATAAGAAATTTTATTTTTACATTATGTACCGCACAAACACCTAATACAATTCCTTGTAACACTGATAATTGTTTTACTGTTTGTACATTATTACCACATTCACCACTTAAAATTGTATCTTCACAATAAATAAAAAATGGGGAATAAACCTCTATTAACTTAGAAAGTTCATTCCCCATATATATACAACGTTCTCTCCAAGCTATCTCTTGCTTCTGTTTCCAAACGCCAAATTTTATCAATTTACCATTTTTAAAAACTGAATATCCAGAACTTTTCGTTGACATATCCAGTCCAATTACAATATTTTCCATATAATCCCCTTTTCCAAATTTTACCAGAAAGAGGATATATTTTTACCTCTTCCTACACTTCTACATTGTATTCCTTGTTTCTGCATACCTTCAATAAACCATTTCTTTAATTCACCTTTGTTTAACTGTTCAATCAACGGTGTCCAAGCATCTCTTGGTTTATTCCACCAACCATATCCAAATAAATCACCACCAAGACCTTGATATATAATTCCAGTTAATTCATCTCTTACATCACCATAAGTAGTATATAAACTACCATGTTGGAACATTTCTGGATTATAAGACATAAAAGTAGGGTCTTGGGATAAAATCCCAGACCCACCTTGTCTTGTTTTTTGTGATTTTGTTTGCCAACTTTCCAGAAATTCATATGTTCTTTCATATTCTTCTGGTATATGTGCATATACAATCTGATTGATTAAATGCTTATAATTCACCAATATTTGTTGCATTACATATTCAACAGCTTTAGAAACTGGTTCATTGTACAAGGAATAAAACTCACCTGCATTTTTAGCATAAGCCATTTTACCTTATCACTTCTTTCCAAATGCTTCTACTAACTTTTTACTGTCTGCTAACATGTCCTCAATCTGTTTATTGTTAGGCATTTTCTTAGCATATTTATCTAAAGTCTTATTCATTTGTTCTAAAAATTTATTCACGTTGGTTCTGATTGATAATTCATCTTCTACATAATCATCAATCTCACTAACGTTAAATATATTATAATCCACAACGTCAATAATTCCAGATTTAACAAGCATATCATAATCTTTAACAATTCCCTCTGGAATATCAGTCATTAATTTAATAAGCATTGTATTTTTAACAACATTTCTTTCAACAGCATTTGAACATTTTAACATATTATTTCCAATAAGTTCAACCTGTTCTGGGGTTAAATACTGTTTTACCGTATATTTTTCACCTTTTTCGTCCTCAGTATAAGGAATTGTTACCACTTTTTCTTTTAATTCAACCATTTCATTCCGTCCTTTCGTTTCGTTCCATAATCTATGTACAAAGGGTGCAACGAAACGTAACACCCTTTTTAAAATTTACCCTACCAATTTATCATGTAAACCATTCAAATCAGTGTTACCCTATTTCTACTTATCTGTAACCACTTTCTTTGCAACTTGGTCTACCCATGTGGAAGCCATTCCAGACACAATACCAATGGCAATAGCTGTCATAATATCATCAGCAGGAAAATCAACCATATATCTATAACCTAAAACACCTGCAATTCCACCAATCAGTCCAACAATCGGCAGAATCTTATTATTATCTAACTTAGTATAATTTTTAACAAACTGCCCTGCAAGATAAGCAATAACTACAATTACAGGTACACTTACAATTCCGAAATCTGGCATAATATCAAATCCTTTCTATTTGAATCCATATTTAGTTGCTAATATATATCCTACAAAAGATATTGCAATAATTATTGTAGGGAAATTTTTCTTTATGTATTCCATAATATTAAAATTAGAATCATCTTTAATTTTATTAAAATCTGTCTTAATATCATTTACTTGAAGTTTAACATCTGAAACATCACTTTGTAAAGAAATCATTGTAATTTTAATATCTTGGATAGTTTCATTCAATGCTCTGTTAGTTTTTACAACTTCCTCAGATAATTGCTGAATAAATTTATGACTTTCTTGAAGTCTGGTAATATCTTGTGTATGTTCGTCTACTTTTAACTTAACCTCTCTTAAGTCCTCTTTAATTTCATGTGCAGTCATATCTTCCACTATTTCTCACCTACTTTATCATAGCTTTGCCACTTCTTTCTTTTATTATCCATCTATTCATTTCATTCCAATTAGTCACCACAAAGATTAGCAAATACAATACCAGTAATTGCTCTTAAATCAGCTTTGTTCAAAGTTCCAATATAATTCTTAAACCTTGACTTATCCACAGCACGAATTTGTTCAGCACAAGCAACACTATCATCTACAAGAAATTTATTTTTTTCTTTAGATAATGTATAGTGTGTAAGCAAATCTTCTCTTTTAACCTTAGAAGTTAAAGGTACTATGATTATGGTAGGGCTATAAAAATTTCCAGTATCATTCTGTAAAATTAATACTGGTCTTACTCCGCCTTGTTCTGAACCTTGGGTATTCCTTAAATCAGCGTAATAAACTTCTCCCCTTTTGAATGTTCTTGCGTTATTGTTTATTGTTGTAAACATATTCAGTTCTCCTTATGTACTATATTTTTATATAACTTTCATATAATATATATAGCACTTTTTATTTACAAAGTCAATACTTTTATTTACCATAACCCTTATTTTTATTAATACCATACCCATTTTTTGTCTTATATAAAGTAACATATTTAGGTACAAAATTAAAAGGATTTTTCAATGTAATCACCATATTGTTCTCAACTTCAATATACAATTCGCCTTTCTTTTCAAAACGAACCCTTGAAGCCTTTTCTGGAACAATATATTCACTTTTTAATCTACAAGTATCTTGACTTGGTAATGGCTTCCAACAATCTGATACATTACACCAACGAACAAAAGGACAAATATTACCATTCTGTCTTTTACATAAAATTCTATCTCTATTATCTACTTTACCAATATATGAATCTGGACACAAAATAACCACTTCCTTTACAACAAAATTTAAAATATGTAAAATGCGTAGAGCATATCACCCTACGCATATAGGTACAAACCAGTAACAGAGATTAACCGACAGTTACATTAGCATAGCCTTCAACTGCTTGATTCTTAGTAAGAACAGCGTGGATAGTAGTTGTACCAGTTGCTACACCCTTTACCTCACCAGTTGCATCCTCTACTTTAGCTGTACCAACAGCACCACTTGTAAAAGTAACAGCAGTTGGGTCTACTAACTTAGGCAGAGCATTTCTGATAAGAGCATAAACCTTAATGGTTTCTTTCTCACTCGCTTGTAAATCAATATCAGCCGGAGTTAAAGCTAATGCATAAGCATCATTCTCCCACTGAGCAGTAGACAGAATTTCCTTAATAGTACCATAAATAGCTTCGTCACTACAACTAGAGGTTTCAGCAGAAGCCAGAGCAGAACCATTAAGAGGTGTGTTAGCTGCGCCAGTCATACTCATAGAAATTTCCTGTGAACCGTTTAACATTAAACGAGGAATATCAATCTGAACCTCACCAATTTTAGTAGTAGAAGCTTCATTTGGATTAGTACTACTACCTGCAAACAGAGTACCAGTCATTACAGCATGGACAGTAGCAGGAATAAAGTTAGCACCTACTGTAAGCACTCTCATGGAATCATTGTTTACTACATATTTAACGCAATAAACATCCCCAGACATAGCACCTGCAACAGTAATAATCTTATTATTAAAAGTACCTTTAACCCATGTGGAATCATTAGGCTTTTTGTACCAACCAATAGTACCAAAATTACCAAATGTTACAGGAGTACCTGCTACAGTGATCTGTCCTGCGTCTGTCACAGTAACTTCTTCGACAGTTAAAGCACTGCCACCAATCGCAATATCAGAACCAATATTCTTTGCGATAAACTCAAGACGGAACATTACATCAGTAAGAGTTACGTTCATTGTGGAAGAATGTGCGTACTTACCATACAGTTTTGCGCCCTGTCCACCACGAATATCCTCTAAGGATACATCAAAACTAAAAGTAGAATCTGTTAAAGTTTTTGCAGTAGCAAACAGTTCATCACCTACGAAAAGGTCAACATTTGCTACACCGGCTAAAAAAGCATCCATTATATTACTCCTTTCATAATTCAAACATTTTTAAATCCTTGTCCAATATTCTTTTTATTTACAAAAGCATCTGCATATTTACCTTTCTTGTTTTTATATGCAAAATGCTCTATAGGTTTTTTAAACTTTCCACCATTTGCTTCAAAATTCTTATTCACAACGTAATCAATCTGTTCAACAACAGCATTAAACAAAGATGTAAAACTATAAAAAGTCATTTCAAGCAAATCCTTCTTTAACATGCCGTTATGTGCTGAAACAATAGATATTTTTCTTTCTAATGTTATGGGTTCTTTATTCTTATTCACCAAACTATAATATTCATCAACAGCTTTCTTATAATCTGGGTTTAAATCTCTTTCATCTTCATAATCATAGATATTCTGATATTGTATAATTTGAATTATGTTATCAAAATCCTTATAATCTATAATCACATCATTTATTTCAAGAATAAATTTACCTTTTTCATTAATTTTGATTTTAAACTGTTCTTCAATCTTATCAAGTCCAAAACATAATTCTATGATTCTGACAAATTGCCAATATCTCATAGAATGTTTTTCAACTTTTCCAAACAAATCTTGTCCTAAAACCATTTGCAAAAGAAATTGTAAATAAGAACTCTGAATAATTTCTATATCTTCAAATGTGTTTTTATCTATTGTAAGTACATTATAACAGTTTACAAAATCATTAGCTTCTTTTAATTTAACTGGATATAATAATATTACTTGTTTATGTCTAGTAACATAAGGGATAGGTTTGTCCATTTCAATATAATTCTGATAAGGTGTTATATCAAACTTCATTAAACACACACCTCACTTACATTACCAATCTGAACAGCCATAAATATACTTGCACCATTGTAGTTTCTTGTATTATTTAAAGCCGCCCTAGACCTACAATACTGTGATAGTTCTGCATTAAACTGAAATTGTCCAACACCGTCCATAGCATAAGAACCATTAAGTGTTTTCATAATTTCAGTTTCCATAACATCAGCCCTATTACAAGGAATACCATTATATTCCACAATAGCAATTTTGTCCCCAAATAAAACATCAAATTCATACACAACAGTACATAAATAAGGGTTTATTGGATAACTGTCATACTTAAAACATTTCAATATGGTTGTTGCATCATATTGCATATTTTCAACCAAAGGATTTAAAAATATCCTATATTTTTGTTGTTGGTCTTGATTTTTATAAATCATTCCCATTTTTTCTTCAAACGTAAGATTAGGTTTGCTTAAACAATCATAAGTACCATACTTAAGAAGTTTAAATATATTTTCATTATTTTGAGCCAATGTCATTATAATTTTATAAGGAACATATGGCAAATTTGCAAAATTATTAAACATTTACGCACACTCCTTTTTAAAACGCAGACACTAGCTTAATTTCTTTTTGTAATGTTAAATCATCAGATTCTATTGTTAAAATCAATACATCAGACGTAGGTTTTATGCAAGTTAAAGCATATGTATTATCTGATTTAGACAAAGTATAATATCCTTGTTTAACACCAGTTGCAGTTACAGTAATATCAACATTCTGTTTAACACCATTAATCATCAACATTGGTTCAAAAATTTGAACATTACCTTGACGTACTTGTGTGAAAACAGGGGATATAACAATCTCTTTTTTCTCAGCCACAGTTTCTACCACTGTACATATTGCTTCATCTTGTACTGTGTTGTACTTACCAGTACCAACATGAAATTCAATCTTAAAACCTACTTCAACATCATCTGAAATCCGATAATTGCCATTTTCATCTATCATCGCACTTTCAGACGGTACAGCCCACCATTGTAAAGGAATGGACAGTTGCTCATTATCTCTCATTACAATAGCTTGTAACTTACCACTACTACCTTGTATCGCTTCAAAATCACCATTCTGTATCATAATCGAAAAAGTATGCTCATAACGATTAGCCACATTATTTTCAATATCATCAGACGGTTGAATTTCATCAAGATATAAGTCTATATAAAGAATAGTGGTATCTTGGTCTATATAACTATTCTGCATATAATTGTTATACCCAGTAATCTTAAAAGGTCTACCGTTAAAAATAAACCTTTTATTTTGTTTCCATTTGATTGTTTCCTTGTTTCCTTGTACAATCATTACAACATGATTATCTGGGGTAACAATATCTTCCATGTATTTAGGTGAAGGTGATGTAGGTGTATAGTCCAAAATACAAGGTATTGATATAATATCACCAGTATTTTCGTCTACATATTTTGCAAGATTATTACAACGTCTGACAACAACGGCTTCGGAAACGCTGTTATAATTGTCTGTAAATGTTGTAATCCAGAAATTATCGTCAAATTGATATAATAATCCTCTAGTATTTCTATCAGAAGAACCGTTCTCTTGAATAATATCCTTGAAAATTAACTTTCTGAAATCATCACCGTTTTTACGTCCTGTGCTTGTTTCCTCTATAACATGATTTATATAAACCGCTATAGGATTAAACTCAAAAGAACCTATTTCAGTTTCTTCGCCCACATCATATTTTACTGTAGTATTTTCCCATTGAGAATTAACCAATGCTTGCATATCATTTCTATACTTACTGTTAGGGGCCATAGCCAGACCCTCAAGATAAGCACCATAATAAGTTAATGCCATGACTATGCCCTCCTTTTATTTTACAAAATCTATTGCTTGAAAAATAGAAGCCTTTACCATATAATGTGTAGCTTCTGTTCCTAATCTGTTTAAACCTCTTATGATAATAATAACTTGTTCATTTATCTCGCTTTTCTTTACACCGTTTAACCATACTAATAAGGTTTCTAAGTATTTACAATAATCTTCTTTTGAAGTTTCATAAATACATAAAGCCTTATATAATTTGCCAACAATTAAACTCTTATTCATTAAAACACCAACTGCAAGTCTTTTATTTTGTCTATATTATCATTCTGATAATCCAGACTATCTTGCTTTATCTTTTCTCTCATTCTATCCAGATATTCAGATTTAGCATCTAAGTTGTTTGCTTCTGCATAATGTTTAAAATCTGTATTGGTAAGATGTAAATTAAATTGAGTAACGTCATTAATATTGGTTTCAAACCATGTATACACGAACCAATCTGCTAATATACTTTGCTCTTTCAAAGTTAATTCATTAGCAAATTCTCTAGTTTCTGTACTATAATCAAGAGGTTGTAAACATTCAACAAATTTAGGTATAGATTTTATTAACATTCCGTCAGTATATTTTTGAAAATCTTCTGTACTTTTTTCATAAAGTTTATCTAATTTATAGTCACGTATAATAATTAATGCTAAGTCTTTTATAGTATCAAAGGAAGTAGCCATATTGTTTCACCTCCTTTTATTTAATTACTCAGCTTCAATTCCTACGAAATTAATTCCAGTAAGTTCACCAAGTTTTACTAGAACATTTGCGTCTACATCAATACCTTGAACACGCTTATTCTTAATCATTTCGATAATAGTTTCCTTCTGACCTCTTGGAGCCATATTATAAAGGTCAATGATTTTGTTAGCATCATTCTTAAAAATATTTTCAATAACTTCTGGTGGTAACATTTTGTTATATTCAGAAGTTTTTCTTAATTTTCTAACAACTTCTTCGTCAACAATATAGAAATATCCCTCGTTAGCAAATCTCTGATTATGCTGTACAATATCTTTTAAATCACCAAAAGGAATATCTATAATCTGTCCAAAATCAGTAAAAGTATAAATATTTCCCTGTCCTTTACCTTGTGTTGCAAGATTTAATTCACCTTGACACATACTGACTACAGGAACCTCTGTTTCAAGATAATTGTAAAATCTATCGTTACCATACGGTACAGATTGAGTAACAGCTTGCGACTTAACTTTGCCCTCTAAGTCATTGAGTCTACCCATAAGTGCTTCAAATTGCTCTGTACTAAGTGTTACCGTATTAGCAGATTTTTCTTCTACATTTTCTGTTACAGTTTCCTCAACAATAGGTGTTGTAGCAGTCTTTTTTGCTGTTTTTGCAGTTGCCATATCGTTTTATTCCTTTCATTCATTTTATTCTTTAAAAAAGAAATGCCAAGAAAGCACAAAACTTCCTTGGCATTTTTATGCTTTAAGTCTTAAAAAGACCAATTAAAATTAGTCAAGTTTAACTAAACCAGCTGTTGAATTTGATACGTATTCACATGCCCAACTCTTGTTAATAGTAGTATTAGATGTAAGGTTTGCATTGTCGTAGTAGTTATTTCCGTTGCTGAGTTGGGTTCCCTCAAGTACCATTTTAACTAACTTATCTGTAGACGGAGATACAACATAAATCTTCTTATCATCAAGTGCTAAAGAATACTTAGAGTAATCACCAGTAGCGACCTGTGGCAGAACCATAATGTCATAGTCAAAGAAGTTCTTGATAAGCTGAATACTCTGAGAGTTACTATCTGTTACGATTCTGTAACCATTAGCGGCATTTGGAATAATCTTAGATAATGCAAGTGCAGTACCTACAATTACAGCCTTATCACCTTGATTATAAGCGGTTACAGTCTGGCACAGACCAAGCAGAGTGTCCTGTGTATAACCAGTCTTAACTAAAGCTGTAGGATAAGTAGCCGCAGTCAAACCTGCGTTCAGTGCATTGTAAGCATCCAGAGAAAAAGCGGTTTCCATAGAACGAACAGCGGTTCTTACAAACTCAGCTAAATTCTCCTTACCTGCCAGAACTTTATACAGAGAAGCATAAACAGTAATGTTATGATTTACTGGAATAAGGGTCTTGTTTGCACTAAACTGCTTCTGACGAATAGTGGTTCTCTGACCATGAGCGCCAGTAGAAACAGTCATTAATGCTCTTGGTTTAATCTCAAACTGTGCAGAATCACCCCAAGCAACATTACGAACCTCAGTATACAGACCAATGGAACGAATAATAGTTTCTGGTAATACTGCCTGAATCAGCATATCAACAACAGCAAAAGCCGCCCACTGCATCATTGGATTAGCAACTAAATGCATAGGCTGAATATCTTCTGGCAGATTACAACCTGCAAATCTCTGAACTTCACTTAAGAAAGACTTATTAATCTTATCTTCCTTTTCACTCAGAGAAACAGAATTATCAAAATCACCTAATTCTTTTTTGTTTACCTTAGACATGTAATGGAAATAATAATCTCTGAATCTGTCAACAAATTTTAAAGTGTCCTCATTACCGTTAGAGAACTTAATAATGGATAAATCCTTAATAGCCATAAGTCTAAAATCCCCTTTCTAATATATACTCAATTATATACCCAATCAAAATTACTGAACTCTTTCAAGAATCCAACCTGCTTCGCTATCAGTACCAATAGCAAAAGGCATAGCTTTGCGAATAGCAAATCTTAAACCAGTATAAGCACTTGTAGCTTCTGCAATAGCTTTCCAACCAGTACCTGCGGTATATTCTACAAACTTAGCTGTAGCACCAATGGTTGCAGGGTCTTGTGCGCTTGCGAAGAATGGTGTAGAAATTTGCACACAGTCACCAATCTGTACAGAAAATACATCAAATTCTACATTCTTAACATTGGTGTAATTTCTTGGGTCAACACTAATACCTTTGTACAGTAAAGTACCATCAGCAAGTACGTTTACTTCTGGGGCGCAAGCCATCCAATACTGAGTATGTTTACCTGCGTCACCTAAAGGAGTAGCTGTCCATACAAATTCCTTACCTGCTGTTTCGCTGAAACCAGTTTCAAGAGTAACTACAGTACCATTCATAACATCAGTATCACAAATAGCAGAACGATTATAAGCGTCTACGTTATCAGCCGCAACTCTGGATAAAACTAAAACTGTATTAGCCATATTCTAATTACCTCACTTTTCTTATTATTTTTTATTAATCAGCCCATAAACCAGTATTTTTATTTGTTTCAACAGGTGAACCCATACGCCATAATCCCTGTCTTGATTTATTGGACTTTTTACTTGCTTCAAAAGCTACACTCTTAACCTTGTTCTTCCAACCGTCTAATTCAGACATCTTACAAAGTTTTCCCTCACACTCGAATTTTTCAAATTCTTCCTTATCAACAAAATTCTTAACTTCTTCAAGTGTCTTTGCAACTTCCATTTCTACAGATTTCTTTTCTGTATCTTCTTTGAACTTTCTTAATTCACCAAGTTCTGTATCTTTCTGCATGATAATATTGTCTTTGTCCTCTAAATCTTTTGCTAACTTAGCGTTCTTTTCAGCTTCTTTTTCAAGCATCTCACAATAAGCAGAAGCATCTACATTAGCATCTGTTGAAAGCTTTTTAATGAAATCTACACATTCAGACATAGTAATTCCTTTGTCCTGCTTTTCTTCCATTTTAGCTTTTTCTTTGTGTTCATCGTCATGCTCATCATTATCATGTTCATCATCTGTTTTTTCTTCCATTTTCTGAACTTTATCTTTCTTTACAGTGTCCCACTTAATATCAGCAGAAACCTTTTTATCGTCTTTACTAACTTTAACATCAGCTTCGACACGATACCTTTCATCACCTTTGGTATAAATAATATGGTCTTTTTCTACAGAATCAACATAGACATCTTTACCCTCATGGTCTTGAACCTTAGCAATAATATCACCCCATGCTTTTCTTCCTTCAATTTCAAATTTCTGTTCTTGCATAGTTTTACTTTCCTTTCCTTTACTCTCTTTATTATCGTCATTATCTTCAATATCAAGACTTTTATAAATCTTTTCAATTTTAGACACAACATCAGTTTCATTTTCAGCTTTAGCATAACCTAAAGCGGAACTTAAACCATTACGATTATATACTAAAGTATCACCTTTAAACTGCATAACTGGATATTTCAGTTTATCAGATGGTGCGTCTTTCCAACCATTTTCTACTTTCATATATACATCTTTAACGAGAGTATCAGCATTAGAAGCATCAACAATTTTCTTATAAAGTTCAGTTTTATCTACATCACCCCATGGTGTATCTACCATAGAATCTTTGGATTTATCTACTTTATATGTTTTCTTTTCCATGTTTACCCTCCTTTCTTTTACGAATTTCTTTAATTCAGATAAACCATTATCACTCATTTTTTGAATAATATTACAATACTTTTCTTCTATTTTTTCTTTCTCAGAAAACCTTGTAAAATTAATCTCAGAACCAGGAGAAGAAGGTTTTATTTTTAATCCTAAAACTGTAACACCTACTATATTAAGTGCTACCAATTTATTTTGATTAAATTCTTCACCTGCTGTAAGCATTTCTACAGAAACACTTCTTTTTGTATTAGTGTCCATAAAAACTTCACAGAAATCTTGGGCATATATTTTAGAAATAATTCCTACGCAATTCGCTCTTAAATATCCGCCATTATTACGAGTGAATTTAATATCTTGTGTTTCTGGAATATAACCTACTATTTTTTCCAATGGAGAATGTGAGCCACAATCTATAATTTTAGTCATATCAGCCACTATCCATTTTCCTAAAATAGTATTCGCATATTTTTTCAAAACTTCTTCTGAAATTTCTAACTGATGTGAATTAGGATTTGTTCCTAAAAAATCAAGATGCACTATACCAAATTCATCTTTATCATAATTTTCTGCTTCAAACATTTCTACATTTGAAATAGAAAAAGAATACTTATTCAAATTATCACCTTCTTTCCCAATAACAGTTTTTCCATAATTTTCCAGTATTACAATTAGAAACCACTGTTGTTTGTCTTACGTGCAATTCTTTTGACGCTTCAAAAGCATGTTTATATACTTTAAGTATGTTTTTATTTTTATCGTATTGTATAACTTCTTTATAACTTTTTTGTGTTTTTATTTTCATTGGTAATTTTTCATTTTCATCAATATACTTATAAACAAACCCACCTGCCGTACGCTGTCTACCCACAACACAATCTCTAATATTTCTTGCAGAAGTAGAGTTATCTTTTAATATATCATCTAAATAATCATATACTTTTATAAAATTACCATTCAAATCATAACAAGCAATTTTCTTTCTTTTTGCAGAAGGGAGAGGTTTGTATTTTTCTACTTTTTGCGGTCTATAAGTAAACCATAAATATTTTCTATAAGGAGTTTCTCTATTTAAAGCACAATATAAACCACCTACGCTACCTTTTACACTTTCTGCGGCTTTTTTCTAAATTAGGGTAGACTTTTACAAAATTACCGTCTAAATCATATTGATATGTTGGTTTTTTATTTTTCCTATCTTTTTTATTTTTTACTTCATGTAACGCACTCATATTACCGCCTTTGGCTATATTATAACCATTTCCACCATACTCTTTTGTTCTAGTATTCAATTTATTTATCCAATACTTTTCTTTTTCATCCAAATCTTCTTTAGAGCATTGTTCTAAAACTTTTAAATTAAAATTTTCTTTGCCATAAACCAACATCTCTTTATAGAGAACTTCATTTCTTTTAAATAATGTTATTCTTCTTTCTTCTGTTTTAGCACCGTAAATTTTGCAATGTTCTCTCCAACGTCGAATTATATCAGTGCTTTTACCAATATATTTCTTATCGTTTATTAAATTTACTATACAATAAATACCACAAATTTTTTGTCTTTCACTCAAAATCACTCACCTCATAAAAATTTTAATTATTTTTGTATAAAAATTCTTCTAATTCTTTTGTTTTTTCAAAGAAAAATACTGTTTCTCGTTCTTTATTTTTTTCTTTTTTTGGAGCAATATCAATTACTTTAAATCCGTTTTTTATTAACTTTTTTGCAACAGATGGGTCTTTTATTACTTGCTTTTCCATTTTTTATCCGCTCTTTCTTTTAATATTCCATGAGTTTCGCTCAATTTCATATACTTATCTACAAATTTCTTATCAATCTTATAATAAGTTGCTTCTCTATCCATATACATAGGCATAAGACCATTTTCTTGTAACAACAAATTCTCTTGTGAATTGGTTACTCGCCAATAGTCTGTATCGTTTAAAGGTGTACTACGAAAAATCATAATTTCACCCCTTTGATACCCCATTTGCTAATATTAAAATCGAACTTATCAAAATCTGTAGGCATTTGTTGTGCTTTATCATTTAATGTATTTACTTGTCCCATAATGATATTGTATTTTCTAAATAATCTATACATATCGGAAGTTACGTTTCTATCCCTATGAGCAATAGCAATGTCTACTACTTTATTCATAATTTCATAAACTTCGCTAAACTCTTTTAAGACCGTAGAAAACATATCAGCTAAATTAGAATAATTTCTATCATCTTTATGGACTTCTGGGCGAATAGAAGATAAATTATAATTATCTTTAATTTCACTCACAACATCTGCAAGTAAAGGCATAGTATGACTTATGTTAAGATGTACAATTTCTCCTGCGTTTGGCATAGAAAAATCGTTTAACATAACAGAAGCTACTCTATCCAAAGTTGCGTTCAAATCAAAAAATGCTCCGTACAACACGTCTAACGCTTCACTTGTTTCTTCATGTATCAACAAATCAACTCACCTCTTTCAACCAGTGTTACTCACTGTTACTAACCAATACCCTACTGATTTCGTGACCTCTCAGCAGAATCAGAAATAGCTTCTTCACTTTGAGGTCTGCCAACTTGACCCCCGCCACTCATGGTATGAATAGATAAAAGTTGTGATAAGTTATCCAAGAAATCACTATTATGTGCTTCTTCCAACATTCGCTCAAAATCCATAGGTTTATATCCAAAAGCAGAAGCATAGGCACTTGAATTAAGCACCATACCTACATCTGCTAATTTCATAATAGCATCTTGTTTCTTTTTACGCCAAAATGGTTGTGTACAGCCATCAAACGTAAACTTAAATTTAAACTGTTTAGTTTTCTGATTAGCATAAAACTCTAAGAAATTGTTAAACTGAGTATATAATTTAGCTACAATCTCATAATCAGCAGTAATAGCCGCTTGAAGTTCTTCGTTTGACATTCTATCTGTAGAATAAATTAAACGGCTTGCGGAACTACCATATCCTACCGTATCTTTAGCGGCAGTAGTAGCCATATCCGTATTTTTATCCTCAAACTGTTTAAATTCAACTTCTTCAAGAGGTAAAGCAATAGAACGAACAATCTTGTCTTGTGTCATAGAGTTTTTCAATCCACTGGCAACAAGTTTCATCAATCGTCCTAATGTACTTGGTTTAACCGCAAATCTATCAGCAACCTCACCAGATTTTGCAGAATCTTGCATTTTCATCTCACCATAAAGTATACCAAAAGCACTGGCAATATCCTTATTTTTCTGTAATTTTGCAATCTCTGTATTATTGAAAACATTCTTTAAATACGGAGCCATAAAAGGAACACTTGCAAAATTACTTGTATCAAACTTGAAAGCCCAGAAACCATCATTAGGACTTGTCTGGTGATAAAGAGTGAAAGTACCATCACGATTACTTAAGCCATTTGACGGAATATAATCTTTAAAATCTTTACCGTCCCATACTTCTCTAAGATATTTCTTAAACACAGGAGCATAACAATCTATGTCTACACCTTGCATACCAATAAAGTACATCATATCGAAGTCAAACAATAAGCCACTTTCAAAATAACCAGTTAAGATACATCTATCTTGTGGTAATGTTTGCAGAGCATATTTAGGATTATTCCTATCCATGTTTGTTCTGAAACTTGTATAATGTACTTCATGCCTTAAAAGCTGTTTTACAACTTTTTTAAATTCACCCTTATAATCAAAATTATCAAGGAATTTATAAATTCTTGCTTTATCAGCTTTATAATTATCAGACTTATAATCTTCTTTCTTAGCGTTTTTACAAGTAATTTGCAAATCAAAAGAAAGGAGATTTGTGTAGTATTCAATAGTTCTGTTATAAATCATATCGAATACTTCCATAAACTCACTATAAGCCTGTAAGTTTGTAGCACCTGTTTTATACTCACTTAAAGCTTTTATAATATCGTCATATTTTGGAACTTTAGCGTTGTTATTAAGATTAACCAAATTTTGATTACTTAACCATGGGCTATATACCCCAAAACTATCCAATCCATATAAACTTTGAGCAAAACTTACTACATCATAAACCTGCTGTTCTGATAACATAACAGATTGTTCTACTTTAGGAGTTAATCTTTGACTATTTTTCGTTTTCGTCACTCTCCTTTCTTCAAATATTTTTTATGTAAAGGGCAGTCCTAACATAGCAGTTGATAAGACCACCCTTACACACTTAGAACACAAGTTGGTCTAACTCATCTAAATTTGTATCTCTTTGTTCATCCACTGCGTATTTATCACCTATTAAGGTTGCAATATGATTTCCATAACTCAAAGCCACAATCTTATCCTTTGTCGCACTGTTTCTATTAGGCTCTGATAATTTCAAAATACCATTATTCCATATTTGAGTTAAACTAATAGCTTCTGACATCATCAATGCGGTTTGAACATATGGTAGCTTAATATTTACCTTTTCCTCAGAACTCATAGTAAGATAGTTTACATCTTCTTCAAGTTCTGTTTCAATCGTTAATTCGTCCACCAAAAATTCAATCATTTCATTGTCTAAAGCTTTCTTTAAATCAAGCCACATCAAACTATTTCGTTCACTTGTACCAACAATAGGTATAATACATGGTATAGCTTCCGTATCAACTGTTTTGCCTTTAAGTTCTTGAATTTTAGCGTCTGGAACTATCTGTAAAGCAGATTCATAACAAACTGTAAATCCATGTGGATTCCAATTACTTCGTGATGGGTGTTCAAAAGGTTTAGATAACTCTGTGTAATAAAGAGTACCGCCACTTCTTTCATCCATTACGATATAATCTGCTTGGTAATCCCAAAAGAACTCTCTAATCTTTTGTTGAAATCCCTCACTATCACTAGCAGGGTGAGTACCAATATATTCTACTTTTCGTCTTGTCTTACCATCTTTCATAATGACAGCCATACAACCAATAACGCTATTATCGTTATCATTTGTGTTACTATTAACAAAAGCGTAGTCAATGAAAAGTAAACGTTTTTCAAATTCACCTTTAGGTCTGTTACCTAAATCAGTTGACATAAATATATCCATGGGTGTAGGTGGTTTATAGGCTCTTTTTATTATCTGATTCTTTCTAAAATCTTCAAGTAAGAAGAAAGCACCTTCTGTTTCACCATACATTTCATTCAAATCTTCTGTTACAAAATCAATATCTGAATCAAATTCTTTATCATGCCAGTAATCAGCCCATGTTTTAAGGTTAAATAAAATTGCAAGAAAAATATTAGAAGCAAAGAAATTATATGTATGGTCTTTTCGTATCATACTTTGTTGAACAACAAGTTTAAATTCTTGCCAGAAACTTTCACTTCTAAATCTTGCAGATGTAATACTTATAGTTTTACATTGCTCAACCCAACGTGGCAATGTTTTTCCATTACTATCTTTATATTCGTCCAACAACGAAAATTTAGATTGTCTTGGGTGAGCCATTTTAGAGAATACAGAATCTATTAAACTTTTCTTTAAAAGTCTACGTTCTTCATATATAAGCATAGTTGCTCTAGAACCTCTACTACTGTCTAAACAAGGTAAAACCGTTATCATACTACCATTTATTTTACTCAAATCTACTTCTACACAGTCATTATTATACCTAAAAACTATATCACCATGTTCGTAATAATATTGTAAAACAGGTGAAAGTTTTTTACAAAGTTCATCTTCTATCTTCTTTTTCACTAGCTTTGTAGCCTGTGGAATAGTAGAAGATGTAATAACAACTTCTGCAAACGGGTATAAACATGAGTGTATGACAGCGAGAAGTCCTGCAATCATTGACTTAGAAGCACCTCTCGAACAAATCGCATACCAATATTGGCTAATTCCTGCTAAATAAACCATAACATGCTGAAACGGATATAATTTAATCTTTAATCTTCTTTCAGCATATATATTCCAATTACGTCTATAGAATGTTGTCCATTCCTTAATATTTTTCTTTCTTTGTTCCCATGGTAATCTTCTGTCAGTTTTTTTCTTTTCTTCTTGTTTTTTCTTTCTTTTTTCCACAAGACTAATAATATCTATATCTTTGTTTTCTTCTAACATAGACATCACCCTAATCTTTCTTTCGTGGAATTAAAGGGTATTCCTTCGTACCCGCAATCAGATTCTTTACAGCAGAAACCACATACTTAAACCAATCTGCCTCAATATTACAGAAATCTTTATATTTTTCCAAATCTTCACATTCACAAGGTTCAGTATTCTCTATTTCCCAAATCTGATGTTCAAGCATTTGTTCAGTCAAAGTCTTTTCTTTTTTCTGAGTAAAGTTATCAAGTTTTAAGGTTTTCATTAATTTTAAAACCATATCTTGTTCTTCTTTACCAGAATTACCCACATCGACTTCTTTCTTATATCTTAATTCAGCAATACAAAGTTTACGATACAAACTTTCTTGTGCAGGTGTCAACTTAATATCATCAGTGTAGAAGCCCCATCTGTATTCAAGATAAGCATAATCTTCATCTGATTGTTCTCCCCAATCCAGAATTAAATCTTGTATATTCAATTTGCGTTGCGTTTCTTCGTCATTAGAAGTCATAGAACTTCTATCTACGTCTGTTTGTCCAAAACAATCCCATTTATCTGATTTTTTCTTTAAAGCCAAAAAAGTTACATAATACTGTCCCCAGTAGTTATATGTACTGGATAAAGTACCCTCTTCTTTTTCTTTTTCAACTTTTTCCATCAAACCATCATATACTTTTTGTATAAATGGTATTCCTATCTCAGCACATGTTGACCATAAAGCTAACTTAATATCACCATATTTGCTATAATAGTTTTGATAGATTGTCTTACAACAAGTAGTACAATAAGGAACTACTTTATTTGCGTGGTTTGGATTATCAGACTTATAGAACTTCTTAATTTCATAAGGTCTATTGCAACGAATACAAAACGATTCTGTTATGGGTCTTTCTTTTCTTATCATGGTTGCCATAACAATTCCCTCGTTTCCATTAAAAAAAGAAAGACAATATTATTATTTGTCTTTCTTTTTCTCTACGAACTCGACATAATCTGGTTCAAGCAATTCGGCTAATCTTTTTTGCTTTCTTGCTCTTTTTTGTTTTTCTATCATTACTTCTCTTTGAAATTCTGGTTTTACAGCTTCTTTTGCTTTAGCCGCAGATTTATTTTTTACTTTTAACGACGGTTCAAAGTTGTTTAAATATCCTTTGAGATATTCAGAGGTTTTAAATCTAACCATGTATGTCAACGGTATCATAACGTTATTTTTCTGCTTCGTATGAATATTGTAAACTCTCTTGACTGTACCACCACAAGTAGAAATCTTAAAAGTTCCAATATTAGGAATATTAAAATAACCGTTATTTTTTATTTCATCTGCCATAATTTCAATAAAAGTTTTCATACATAACTTAGCCATTTCAGTTGTGAAACTTGGTTTAGTTTTTTTAACTGAAATGGCTATCAATTCTGCAAGTTCGTTAGGGCTTAAAGACTTAACAATGACACCATCTTTATTAGGTCTTGCCATAACTTATTACTCCTTTATTTTATGATTACTCTACAAAAGGTGCGTCCTGTGTCTTTTCCTTAACGGTTTCTCTTAACTTCTTAGACATCTTAAATACTGGCTTAGTATAATCTGGGGTTGCACTTAACTGTCCAACTTCGCCAGTAGCAGGATTGATAATACCAGTTCTTTCTGGTCTACCCTTAATAGTAGTGAAATCAATCTTTCCAAAACCGTTCATATCAAACTTCTTACCAGAAGCAATGCAAGTAGCGGCAATCTCATAAAATGCAGTCAGAACAGCCTTTGTGTCCTTCTGAGTAGCCTGTGCCTTATATGCTACCATCTTTACTAACTCTGCGGTGCTAACCTTAGATACCTTAATTGCTTTCTTTGCCATAATAAATTACCTCATTTCTTTCTTTTTATTCGTTTTATTCATTTTTATTTCTTAGGGGATTTGGTGAGTGCCATATAGGTCACTCCCTTACCCCTTTGATTTTTAATTTTTGGGTTCTCTCTATCCATTAATAGAAAACGATTTTGCTCTTTCAAAAAGTGATTTAATCTTCAATACTTTTTATATAAAATAATTTTATTTTTGAAAACGCCTATTTTACACCCTTATTTCACCTTATTGAAAAAATTAGACTGTTTTTGAACATTTTTTACAAACTGCAAATAAAGTGTTGTCAACCTTAATAAGTTTACCGCATTTTGAACACATTGCATACCCCTCTTTGTAAGTCGCAATCAAAAGGTTCCCCAAATTCTCCATTTCACTGATTCTGAAAACTGGTTCCATTCCTTCATAATCATCTAACATTTTTACTTTAATATTTAGATTATCACAAGAGTTTGTAGTTTCAACTAGACCTTTTCTTTTTAATTCGCCAATCAGTTTCATGCGTTCAAAAGCGGTACAAGCCACGTTTGACAGTTCAAACCAATCGCCAATATCTTTTATGGTTTTAAGGTTTAACCAACCGTTAGCCGCTTTATAATGAGCCATAACATACGCAGAAAACATCAGTTTACGTTCTCGGTCTGTTTCTCCTTTGAATACTTGCGTCATATCCCATGAATAAACGTCAATATACTGTATATGACTTAAAGGTTTAATAACTTCGTTTCTTAAATTATCATATACATTCATAATCATTTTACGCCATTTTTCATGTACATATTCTTTTTGGTAAATTTTAGTCATTGCATTTCTTACTAAATCTTCCACATGATGTAACGCATAATCAAACTCTTTATCAGAATAGTATTTAATCAGCCATAGGAGAAATTTAAAGAAACCTATATCTGGTTTAACAATTTCCTCTGTTTTATCAGAATAAATATTTGTTAAAATATCTTTTATATATTGATTTTCATTAAGAATGATTTTGTTTTTCATATCTTATACTCCTATTTTATTACGTTTTAATTAGTTTGTCAAGTGTTTTCGTGTAATTTCTTTAAATTTTCTATTATTAAATCACCGACAACAGCCCAACAAAAGTATTTATTCTTATTCTGTCCATAGCATAAGTCAAGCATAATATTAACAAGTCTGTCTTTGTTCGGACAAATTTCTTCTGCTCTTGCTCTAAATTCATGCTGTATACTCATAACTCTTGTATTTGCTTCTTCCGTACTTAAATTTTTCTCAATCACAATTTTCTTAAACTGTTTAATACGTTTAATGTATTCTTTTTCAAGATTTTCAATATCCTCTTTTGTTTTAGGCGAACTTCTCTGAATAGGAGATTTAAGAAATTCATAATCAAAACCTTTAGATTTAAGTTCTACCACTCTGCCATCAAATTCACTTTCCACATATTGGCAAATTCGGTTCATAGTAGAATTAGAAATATTTACAGGCATTTTTATATCATACCATTCTAAAAATTTTTGCTGTTCTTCTGTAAGATTTTGTTTTTCTCTTAGTTCATTTACTTTACAACTATAAAGCATAACACATTTAAGGTCACAATTTTTTATATAACTATCATAATCTTTTTTTAAAGAAGAATAATTATAAATAAAGTAATAAGGCTTTTTATCTGTTACGATCACTTTATCTAAAGGCGTGGTACACAACTTTGAAACGTACCAATATTTAGGCATTTCCTTACATACGATTCCTTTTAGTTTCCTTTATACCCTCTGTCACCAGATATTTATTGGGGGAGTAGACTATCTCTTCACTTAATATTTCTATTAAGGTTCGGCACTTCCAAACAAGGACTTTCACCTTGAATGTACTGGTTTCATAATCTTTATACAAAGACCGTATACCATAGTCGTTACACCGTTCAAAAACGTCACCGTTTAAGCTTGGCACGATATTAAGTTTTAATATAACTCTTCCACCGTTAGCAAGATTTTTATAATCTCACACCCTATATTTATAGGTTCACCGAATTTTACTTGAACTCAACAAAAAGTCAATCCAAGGTATTTTGCTGATATAATTGTCCGCACAAAATACGTTTTGATAATTCTTTGTATTCATTTGTGTTTTCATTAAATAAAGCTAATTTATCTATTTGTGCTGATACTCTATTAGTAATTGTTCCAACTTCTGAGCCTAAACCCATACGGTTACTTTTTCTAATATCATTTCTTTTAACAATTTTCTTCTCGCCTTTACGTTGCACACAATCAATGGAATTTGTATATCTGTAAGCATTTAAAAGTATATTATTATTCGTGGAATAAATTGTGTCACTCATTTCTACCGCCTATTTCTAGGTACTTTAACATTGATTTAACAATCGGTTTAGGTCATATCATCATAGTTAAAAACTATGGAAGGCACTTCGATTTAAAGGAATCTCACCCACTATATTGCTATAGCTCTACTTCTATTGCTCTGTTTAACGACTGAGCCAAGGAATGACCGTCTAACTTTTATAAATAAAATATTTATACTTAGCACAGGATTGTCTTGCTGTTCCACTCAGTTTAGATTTCCCCTGTTAGCATATTCATTCATTGTCATTTCCTACAATTACTAATTCGTTGAATATACACCCAACTCTGTTGGTTCACACTTCTGCGTTGTACATTTAGTACAAAGGACTAACATTTAATCAAAGTCGCAACCATTCAATGCCATACATGTAGTATCCCAATCATTTAACACCATCATTGTATTAGAATATTTATACCATTCTTGACATTTTTTATCATTGTTTACTTTCATTTTTCTAATATTATTATGTGAAGTCATAGGAGAACGAAAACAAACCACCTCATTCACACCTTTATCTATCCAATATTGTGAATATATTTCATTAGCTTTAAGTAAACCAGTAACCTCTAATCCATATATGCTCTGCATTAAAGCATAAGAATCACCCATAACTATCTGATAATTCCCTTCAACTTTCAGTTTACCTATCTTAGCTTGATTAATCTTTTTCTTAATCATTTTATTGATTCTGTCAATCACATAAGGGTCATTCATCATTCTCTCATCTAAATATAAGGCTTGTGCATAATCTTTGGTTTTAGTTTTTTCACCAACACCCAAAAATTCTTTTGTTTTCTGGTAATCACCACCAAATGCCATTTTCAGCCAATCAACAGTAGGCTTACATAATTCCACAATCTGCTCATCTGTCAGTTCGTAACTTTGCAGATATTGATAATTTGTTTCTCTTGTATCTTCTAACTTTTTAGGTGTTACTTTTGTAGCAGAAAACCTATATCCATTTTCATAATAGCACTTATGATATTCTTCCCAACTAGAATAATTATCCCATAACTTAAGACTGGATTCAGTAATAATCATATCCACATCTCGAATATCTCTTTCGGTACCCCAAATATCTTTTACTTTATATCCCTTACCAACTTCCTCAGCAAATTTTATAATCTCAAAGACATTCAACATACCTTTCATATAAGCATTTCTTAAACAAATACCACTAGGCAAATAATCAAGACCTAGTTTATCAGCAACTCTCTGCATATATTCTGGTGTACAAAGATTCATGCCGTCACTGCCATTGTTTTCCAACTCTACACCAATTTTTTCCTCAACAATAGGTTCATCTGTTTCGCTATCATCAATCCTAACCACATCACCTTTAAATTTAGTGATACAATCTCGTACAACCAATACAGAACGTGGCTCTGGTATCTCAACGGACGCTGAATAGGTCAGAGCAATATAAGCCTCTAATTTAGCCGGTATAGCCTTGTAATCTTTCTTCCTACCACAATCAGTCCTTTTAATTAACTCTGGTAAAATATCTTCTCTCACAAACAATAAAGTATTATTTTTAAGACCACCAGTAGTTCCAACAACCCACAAAAACCTTTTACCATTTAAAATCACACCAGTTTTAGACGTAACTTTGTCATAGTCACTCATTGAGGAAATCTCCACAGCAAGCATTAAATCCGTCATATCTTGCTTGTATTGTTTGTTACCTATAATTGTAATTAAATCTATCAGTCGAAATGCTTGTGAATCAAATAAGTCAATCAATTCATCTAAACGAACCGCCAACTCTTTGGATAAAGTAATTTGCCAGTTGTTTATTCGGAAACGTTCAGATGAAACTTTGAAAATCTTTCTACGTTTATTTTGCATTTGTTGAACTCCTTTATAATTAGTGTTTATAAATATAATCTAAATTAGAAATATCATTAGGATAATCATTATTTTTAGCGTGTTCAATCATTTTATCACATTTAATATTCCTACGCTCTAACATACCTACAACTACAGAAGCCACAAAAGGTAATTCGTTTTTATCAATATAAGTTGTAATATCACCATGCCCACGTTCTTCAATTCTAGCAAGTAAATCTATACCTTGACGATATAACAATTCTTTTTCAAACAATTCCCAAGTATATTCATATTTTTCATTCCAATTTGTAGGGTCTACATTTACACTATAACATTCTTCATCAGTAATTGCATTTTTTAGTCTTTCTATCAGAACAAGTAAAAATCTATAAGTACACCATTCGTAACTTTTTAAATTAAGCAATCTTATAATAGTGTAACATTTTTCTATTTCTGTATTAGATTTTTCTAAATCTTTTTCTAATTTTTTTATTTGATTTTCTTTGTCAATATTTTCTATCTCTTTTTCTTTTAATAATTCATCTTTTTTAATTGGTGATACATCGCCGTTCTCACTACAAATATCAAGAAAAACTATTCTTTTTTTATTACATAAATCAGTAATACATCTTGCAACTTTTTCATATTTTTCTGTATCATTACTTACATTATAAATAAGACTATCATAACTTACAATATTACAATAATTTTCACCTTTTATCTGTTGCATTGTCATAAGGTCAATAGATGTTTTAGATTTAACATAAGGTGCAATAATATTTATCCAACAATCTTTTCTCATTTTTTTTCTTATGTCACCATTACTCTCTTTATATCCCATATAAACATTTTCGCAATATCTTCTTACCAAAGCATTGATTCTTTTATTTCGTGCTTGTCTTGTTGCTTCTTTTATAGTTTTTACTTCAGAATTTTTAGTCTTAACATTTTTCCCAAATCCCATTATAATATCCTCCTTTATACTTTTATTTATATTAATTATAATATTATATATATCATTTTTTATTATAAAAGTCAATAGTATTTATTTAACTTTTATTAATAATATTTTAATGTATAATATACTATATTATATTATATAATATTATATTATTATGTCTATTATAAAGTAAAGAATTAGCGAATTAGCAATCTTTGATGCCGTAATTAACAACACACGCTATGGCTATAATTTGAAAAAAGGCTACCCTCAAGGGTAGACTTTTGAAAATTTGTGCCATGTGTTGTTGATTACGGTATCAAACAAGCGGGGAAGAATGTAGAAATAACATGGTGCGAAACCCTTGGGTTGAGCATGCTACCATGTTATTTATATATTCTGGGGTGCAACGCCCAGAGACGGGGTGTGGGTGTCCTCAACCCCACCATAATAATATTCATTACTAATTTTATATTTATATTAATATTATATAATATATATTATACCCCTTGACATATTCTATATTATATGATATAATCGGAGTATGAAGTTAATTAATAGTAATGGAAAGTATAAGGGTTTTTGATACTTTATGGTACTCTAATGTTATAAGTAGTAAGTTTTATATATTATAACATTTAGTTACCTTAAACTATTAATAAATAATATAATTTCCATATATCTTTTATTATATTTATTTAGGAGGAAAAATATGAACCTTGAATTTAACAAAAGTTATAAGTACAAAGAATTATGCAATGCTTTGGATTTAGAGCCAAAAACAGGTAGGACAAAAATTTATCAATTAAAAAAGATTCAATCACAATACGAAATTTTAAAAAACGGTAATTACTTTACTGTATTAAGAGAATACACCGACCAAGAGAAAAGTATCATTGACCTTAAAGGAATGTACCAGAAATCTATTGAAGCAATTTTAAGTGACGTTTTATCTAAACAAAAAGAGAATCTCTTAGTTGTTTCTACTGGACAACTTATGCAAATGTGTGCTTTAGTTAATCAAGATTATATGTACTGCAAATATAATCCAGTATATGCTTCTTTAATTTTAGATACAGACCCAGACGTATTTGAAAATTACCTTAATACTACTTATAGTATGTTAGGTAATTTAATTAAAAGAGTTTTAGAACAGCTTGCTAAAAAAGATATTATTTTTTATAGAAAATCATTTAGAATCTATAAGAAAGAAAATAATTATACAACTTCTTTAGATATTGAGCCAGAATCAAAAGACGAAGAAAAAATTTTAGAAATTGAGCAGAGAATCATTAAAGAATTAGGTTGCAGAAATTTAAGAGATGTATATGCAAACCACAATAATATTCTTAATTTTCAGTTAAAGATTGCTATTGAAATTACTAAAATTTTTCCGGGGTATACAGGGTATTGTAGAGTTCATAGAATCAGTTTTAATCCTAAATTTATGGACTATAACAAGAAAAATGTTTGCAAAGAAATCAATATGCATATTAAAGAAAAAATTAAAACAAATGATAGAAAAGAATTAGAAGAATTAGATGAAAAACTGTTAAACACATATATTGAAGCAACTATTGAATTATCTTGTCCTTACAATTTAAAAGAAACTATTATGAAGTATAAAGAAAATAGAATAGACCCTAATTTCTTTTGCTTAGATAGTCCTCTTGATTAAAAACAACAATAGAAATATAGAAATATTTTAATATTGGTACGACCAAATGTATCTAATAAGGTGTTTTCTATATCTGATACATTTAATTGTACCAAAATTAAAATACCCTTATAAAAATCATTACTATTATTTAACTAAGAGCGTCCAAATGGACGTTCTTTTTTATTATTTAATTCTACTAATATATTTATTACAAAATATTTTAAAAAAATACTCTTGACTTATATGTTTTCTTATGCTATTATATAGTTATCACATACAGAAAGGTGGTACAATGAATTGGAGAAACCGACAAAGAAAGTTATTATTATCAATGGCTCTGGTGGAGTTGGCAAGGACGCTTTTGCTAAAAGAGTTATTGAAGAAACCATTAATTTAGCGAAACGTATTGTTCCAGTTGAAAACGAAGATTATTGTGTAAACCCAGAAATTTTTTATAGAATTGATAATATTACTACCAATAATATTTCTACTATTGATTACGTAAAAAATATTGCTAGAATGTTTGGCTGGAATGGTGAGAAATCTGAAAAGGATAGAAAAATGTTAAGTGACCTAAAGGATTTGATAACAGTCTATAATGACTATCTTTTTAAAGATATTACAACACAAATTAATGATTGGTTGTATTATGACAAAAAAAGACTAAATGATATGTACGATCATTCATTTCTTTTTGTTCATTGTAGAGAGCCTAAAGAAATTGAAAGGATAAAGAATCAATTTCCTAACGACACTTTTACTTTATTAGTACAGAATCCTAAAGTTGCAAAAGTAACTGGTAATCATGCTGATAAGGACGTTGAAAATTATAACTATGATTTTATTGTAGTTAATGATTCTGACCTTAGAGCATTAAGAAAAGTTGCTATTGACTTTTATAAAAAAATCTTTAATCAAGGTTTTACAAAGTATAAGTTTGTTGCTTCTGATTATGATTTCAACCCAGAGGAATAGGATATTTAAAAAATGATAGAAATTGGTAGGACTTATCGTTATAAAGAACTTTGTGAAGCTATAGGAAAAGATAATGTTATAGGGTCTTATAAAACCACTTTACTTAAAAGTATTTATAAAGATTATGAAGTAATTCATAAAAACGGCTTTTATAAAATCATAAGAGAATATTCACAGCAAGAAAAAGAAGCAAAAGAAATCAAAGGTATGTATCAAAAATTACTCGAAGCTATATTAAGTAATTTTCTATCCCAACAAGATAATTATTCAGTCTGCACTTCAATGATGGAATTGCTTATAGCTTGTGGAATTATCAATACAGACTTTAAATACTGTAGGTATAATATTGATTCTTCTTCTAAAATACTTAAAAGTGACCCCTATGATTTAGAAGAATATATCACAAAATCTTATAATCTTCTTAGTCGGATGTTTAAAGATATTCTTGACCAACTTGAAAGCAAGGCTTTAATCAAATGCCGAAAAGGTTACAAGCTGTTCAAAGTCAATAACATGGGGTTACAAAGTGGTAGCAAGGTGGTAACTCTTGGCTCAAAAGAGGAAACGATAATTATCAAGGCTGAGGAAGAAGGACTTAAGGAAATGGGTCTTACTAAGCTGTTTGAAGTGTATAGAAATGAAATTAGTATTGAAACATTTAAAAAAATCACAAACAGAAAGATAAAAGAACAGTTTCCAGATTATGACGGTTATTACAAAGTATATCATATCACTTTAAATCGTACAGGACTTTGGGAGAACAAGAATAATATCTATAAAGAACTTAATAAAAAAATTCAAACCAAGTTATTAAAAAATAAAGGTTTATCTGAAATAACGCAATTAAAGAAAATGGTAGACGCTACAATTAATTTGTCCAGACCATTTAAAATACAAGAAAATGTAAAACTTATGAAAAAGTTGGAAGGAGAAAATAACAATGAGTGAGATTAAAAAAACAAAAAATGGTGCTACAACTAAGTACAAAGGCGTATGGAACGCTACAATCTGTGTTGAAGAAAATTTTACAAGTGATGAATTTACAGAAGAAGATTTACATGATTTTATAAACAGATGTGGTAAATATACTGAGGAAAAATTACAGAAAATTATTGAAGAGATTTTATCAAAAGCTTTAGACGGTAAAGTAAGTGTAAGTAATTTCAATTATAATTTTAATGAAATTTAAAATAAATAATAATAAAACGGAATATATTAACGAAAATAAATAAAACAATAAAATAAATCAGAAAGGATAAGTTAGGGTAGGTACTAAAAATGAATAACAAGAAAGTATTAGCAGGTGCAAAGCTTGCAGGCGGCAATCCAGAAAATGGAAGGGTTGAAGATGATTACTATGCAACTAATCCAGAAGCAGTAAAAATGTTGCTGACTAAATATACATTTGATGCACATACAATTTTGGAGCCTTGTGTTGGTGGTGGGCATATCGCTAATGCAATCAATGATTTTTATACAACCAAGAGAGAAATTACAGGGATGGACTTAGTAGATCGAGGATATCCTGGAACAATTATTGCTGATTTTCTTACATATAAAACTGATAAAAAATATGAAGGAATTATCACAAATCCACCGTACTCGCTCGCAAAGGAATTTGTAGAAAAGGGTATGGAGTTACTGGAAGATGATGGTCAAATGGCTATGTTTCTCAAAATCCAGTTCTTGGAAGGTGCTAAGAGGAAGGAGTTATTTGACAAATATCCGCCGAAGTACATTTATGTTTTCAGAAACAGAATGGCGACTTGGAATAGTGGATTAGAGAAAGACCCAAAGACAGGAAAACGTTGGGCGACAACTATGTGTCATGCTTGGTTTGTTTGGGAGAAAGGAAGTACATCTGAACCGGTAGTAAGATGGTTATAGTATGTAATGCTACTATATATAGTGACTGCCATTAGGATAATATACAATATATATGGGAATAATTTGTATTCTATTAGTAATAACAGTAATTGGAATACTTGCATTACCAGATGTATTAAGTGCTTGGTCAGCAATGAGATTAAATGAAAAATGAGAGGAGAATGAAGAAAATGAATACGATTTTTAATTGGATTGGCGATGATTGGAGAAGAGTAAAGAATCATTGCCGTACAACAGATAACAAAGATTTTACAGAAAAAGATGCTACAGATATTTTTAAGAAAAAACTGCTTATTTCTGAGCATAGTCCTATTAGATTGCTTGAATTTGATTGGACTTGGAAAGCAATTAAATACTGGTTGAGTACAGAAATGAGCCGTCATAAATATGAAAAGTTTATATCTACAGCAAGAGATGATAGAGGATTTTCAGAGAGAAAAACAGAAGAGGGCTATACCGTATGGGACGAAGCTACAAAACAGAATATTGAATACCACCCATTATCCAGAGATGATGCTCCACAGAAAAATCCTGTAAATTTTGATGGTTACGCCAACATGCAGAATTTAATTGACGTTTGGCGTAAGAGATTGTGTTTCTGCTGTACTAAGGACGCAAGAGAATTAGCAGAAGATTTTAAATACGTTTTACATGAAACTCACCCTATTGAAGCTGATGCATTACAGAAAAATTGTATATACAGATGTGGTTGTCCAGAGTTTAAATCTTGTGGATATTGGGAAAATTTTTGCAAAAAACACAATAAAGAAGATTTGACAAATATTCAGACAAGATATGATTTGGCTAATAAAGAGTTTTATGAAAATTATAAGGAGAAATAATCATGTTAAAAACAAAATTTGAAAAATATTTAGGAAAACACATATCAATTAGATTATTTGATGGTAACGTTTATACTGGATATTTATACAAGTCTGGAAATAAAGAACGCTTTCCAAATGACCCTAACTTATATGTACCAAGAAATTATTATTTTTTAATAGACGAAAATGATAATGTAACTTCTTGTTTATTTAGATGTTCTCATGTTGCACGATTGCTTGTAAAAGAATAGGAGAAATTATGGCTAACAAATATTATTACACTGCTTGTCTTAAAAAAGATGATAATAGTGGGGTTGTTAAAGACAAAAGAAACGAGTACAACGAAGCCCTAAAAGATTTAGTTGAATTAAATAATGACTATAATTATAGAATACTTAATAATACTATTACTTTTATAGGTATAATTAAGCATAAAGCAAATGAAAGTCCTTTTGACAGAATAAGGATTATATAGTATAGTATGAAATATAATGAATAAAAAAATAATATTAAAGGAGATTAAAAGAAATGGATAGTTTAGCAATGAATTTAACAGATGCACAGAAGAGAGCAGTAGAGTTAAAAGATGAAATTATTAAAATTTGTGAAGAAAAGAAGTTAATTCTGGTTGCTCCTAAAGAGGGAATTGGTTTTTATGATTTAGAGTTAAAGGAACTGGTTGCTGTTTGGTCTGATAGTAAGGCTAACGAAGAAACAAAACCAGTTGATGAAGATGGCGAAGCACCAGAAGCACCGGAAGTTCCAGAACAGGAATAAACCGTTATGGTCAAGGACTTAATAAAAATAATTAAAAATTTTTAAAAAGTCCTTGACTTATCTAATAAAATATGTTATAGTATATACATAGCAAACGAGAGAACATGTAAATGAGTAAACGTAGTTAATTATTTAGTCGAAAATTTACAGAGTTTGACAGTTGCTAAAGTAACTAAATTTATAGGTTTAACATGAGGAAGAGTTGCCGTGTGGCGGAACGTAATTAAAATCTACGGAGAACAAACTCCGTTAGAAAAGCCCTTATATGAAAGTGGTATATGTCTTTTTTAGGGTTCAGCTTTTGCCTAAATCGTGTGTAGACGAAGAAAAGATGTATAAAAGCAAAAAATGAGATTTTTCCTCTAAATCATGTTAAATCGGCGGTTGGTTGGCTATTAAGTGTTATGTACAGACACATAATAACGCAACATGATGTGCCACTACTCACAACCGCTTTTGGTATGCTATCCACACATACCAAAGCCTCCTAATTCGCAGTACAAAAGATTAATTTTCTCCTTTTTGACTAGCATCTTTTCTGGTAGATGGACGTGACGTGAATAGTCAAAGGTGGTAACTTGTTTTTGTCGAGGAATAAGTTGCCACATACATAGTAATTGAAAACTGAATATTTGAGATTACTAAAAAATCCGTTAATAATGAAAATGCTAAGTATTCATAGATACGATAAATATTTAGCTTAAAATGTTATTAAAAACCTACTCTGTAGAGATATAAACCATGGCAGTGAGAACGTATCTAGTCTGTGATTACAGAATATTATCCTTTGGTAGCGGTTGAGGGGATATATGAATAATTAATGGGGTGTGATGAAGTGGTTTAACATATCTGCCTTTGAAGCAGACATTTTCGTAAGGTTCAAATCCTACCACCCCAGTTTTATGTTTAGGTCTTGTTGGAAAGAATTAGTAGATACTATAGGTAATCTATTAAACAATGCAAGTTCAACTCTTGCACCTAAATTTTTATCATAAACGGAACAATATTTCAACTGGCAGAAAGTTCGGCTCATAACCGAAAAGTTATAGGTTCGAGTCCTATTTGTTCCATTAGAAGAATAATCAATATTGCACACCACCACCTTATAATTATAATGACGTTCCCCCCTAAAACAACGTTTATTACCGTAATATTGATTGTTCTTCACAACATAAAACAGTAATACAGTATAACAACTCCCACCACCAATGTTTATGCTGTATTACTGTTTTTTATAGAACAGTAAGCCAAAAACCCCATTAGCTTTAGCTGATGGGAAGAATAGTGGAGAACAATTAACTGAGAGTGAGGTGATTATAGATGTTGGTAGCATACAAATACAGATTGTATCCGAATAAAGAACAACAAGAATATTTTGCTAAATGTTTTGGGTGTGTACGATTTATCTATAATCGTATGCTTTCAGATAAGATTGACTATTACAAAGAAACAAAGAAAAAGCTGAATAATGCACCTGCTCAGTACAAGAAAAAGTTTGAGTGGCTAAAAGAAGTAGATTCACTTGCATTAGCAAATGCTCAAATGAATTTGCAGACAGCCTATAACAATTTTTTCAAACGTCCAGAAGTGGGTTTTCCAAAATTCAAAAGCAAGAAGAATAATCACTTCTCTTATACTACAAATAATCAGGGAGGAAACATTTATGTGACAGACCGATACATAAAACTCCCTAAGATTGGACTTGTCAGAGTTCGGAAACATAGAGATTTTGAAGGATTAATTAAGTCTGTTACTATTTCTAAAAGTCCGTCTGGTAAATACTTTGTTTCAGTATTAGTAGACCAAAAAGATAAAGAAAAATTAATTCCAAACAATAACCAAATTGGAATTGATTTAGGTATTAAAGAATTTTGTATTACTTCTGGTGGAAAGAAATACGAAAATCCCAAAATTATCAGAAAAAACGAGAAGAAACTGGAAAAACTGCAAAGGCAGTTAGCCCATAAAGAGAAAAAAAGTCAAAATTACTACAAAACAAAGAAAAAGATAGCATTATGCCATGAGAAAATAACAAATACCAGAAAAGATTATCTTCACAAGATATCCCATGAGATTATCAGCGAAAACCAAGTGATAGTCTCGGAGAATTTGCAGATAAAGAATATGGTAAAAAATCATCATCTGGCAAAGTCAATACTTGATTGTGGTTGGTATGAATTAACAAGACAATTAAGTTATAAATCTGATTGGAATAATTGTCAATATATTAAGATTAATAGATTTTATGCTTCATCTCAGACTTGTAATTATTGTGGTTATGTTAATTCAAACACAAAAGATTTATCTGTTAGAAAATGGACTTGTCCTCAATGTGGTGCTATCCATGATAGGGATATTAATGCCGCAAAGAATATTCTCAATGAAGGTTTGAGAATTAAAACGGCAGGAACTGTCGAGATAGTCTAAGTAAACTTGTGCGGTTACGCATATTGATTAGAAAATCCAATGAGTTTTAACTCATGGGTAGTTCAGAGGTAAGTTAATGAGTAGATGTAGAGGTAAGTTAATGAGTAGATGTAATTGTCAGCATTGTGATGCTTATATCAACATTCCAGTAAACTGGTTCACAATGTATTTCTATGAGGACTTAACAAGATGTTGGATTTTTTGGCATATGAAAATGAATCATGATTTTCAGAATACAGAAGATAATTGGTTTACTTTTGTATTAAGGTTTATTGGATTGATGTTAAAATTTGATTTAGCTTGTGTGTTGATTCCAGTGAAGATTGTGTTATTACCATTTATAATATTGGACAGATTTTTATTTTTTGATGCTAAAAGAGATATGGATTTTGAATATTTGGATAGTGATGAAGTTGAGGAAGATGATAAAGAGAATAATAAAGATAAGGAAAGATAACAATGAAAAAATTACAAGTAAACAAAATTTATAATATAGATTTTAGAGAAGCATTTAAAAATTATGATTTATCCAATGTGAATTTAATAGCAACTGACCCACCTTATAATATAAATTTTAATTACAATAATTATAAAGATAACTTAGGAGAAGAGGAATATATTAATTTACTAAGTAATTTTAAAGATTTCTCAACGGCTATAATTCATTATCCAGAGGAAATGATGAAGTATGTAGTTCCTGCGTTGGGTGTACCTAATGAAGTTTGTGCTTGGTGTTATAATTCTAATTTACCCAAACAATTCAGATTGATTAATTTTTATAATGTTAAAGTTGATTTTAATAAAGTAAAACAACCATATAAGAATCCAAACGATAAAAGAATAAAAGAATTGATAGCAAAAGGTAGTAAAGGTTCAAGATTATATGACTGGTTCTCTGATATACAGCTTGTAAAGAATGTATCTAAAGAAAATATTAATCACCCTTGTCCTGTTCCAGTAGAATTAATGGAAAGAATTATTCTATTAACCACAAACGAAGGAGATACAGTATTAGACCCTTTTATGGGTTCTGGTACTACGGCAATAGCTTGCATAAATACTAAAAGGAATTATATAGGATTTGAAATAGATAAAGATTATTATTTATCTTCTCTGGAAAGAATTGATAAACACATTAAAGAAAAGGAGAACCAAAAATAAATGAAAATAAAAGGAACATTTCACATGAGTTTTGATTTTAAATTTGGAAATAAAGTAAAACCTGTAGACCTCTGCCAATATACTCTTGCTATTGATAGTGAAGTATATTTGCAAACTATAAGCAACATGAAAATAATCAATGCCAAAAGTCTTATCGCACTTAGCCAATTTCCTTATTTCCCCACTGAAACTGTAAGACTTATTATTAAAGATAACAAGCCAAGTGAAGCAAATAAGGCTTTAGAATATTTTCTAAGTCAGAATACAATTATTGTCAGAAAGCGAGTTGTTCAACATGATTGATAAGCTAAGAGAAGCAAAAAAAGGTAAACTTACCAAAGAAGAAAACGCCATTAAACAAGTTTCAGCATGTATAAAGGCATGGGAAAATAATGAGCCTGCGACACTTAGTACTGAAACAATGAAAACAATTCTCAAAACTTTAAAAGAGATAAAAGATTTTCGTGACGTTGGAAATGTAAAGACTATGAAAGAATTAAAAAAACTCAGCCTTAAACGTCAGCCAAAAAATCTTAATAAAAAATATTGTGATTACAAAGTTGATGATGAAGAAATTCATTCTTTCTATGGCATCTGCCCCAACTGTGAGCAACCATTAAATTTTTATTGGCATCAGAAATATTGCGGCAACTGTGGACAAGCCCTTATCTGGCGAAACTTAAAGTCAGTTATAAGCAAGAAAGACCTTGACAAAATCATAAAGTGATATGACCATATTTTTAAACCCCTTAGTAACACAAAATATAAGGGGTTCTTTTTTATTTTCAACCAAGTTATCACATTCAGAACAAAAATCCCCTATATCTACTTTCTACGGACTGTTACCGCCCTAAATCAGAACAAATCCCCCTAACTCAGAGCACGAGATTTCACCCTATATTGCAAAACGCCACATGAAGCCCAAGGGAGAGATTATTTGCAATGTCCTATAAATTGGACACCTAAAACACTAATAAAAATCATTTAAGAATTAAAACATTGCAATTCGCCCACTCGAAAATGCCTACGCAAAAACTATTACTTTTCGACTATAGGGGGTCAAGGCACTTTTCGCCAATAGTTCTTTTTAGAACCATTTTTCCGTTATTTATAAATTTTAATAACGAACAGTGAAATGACAAAACACCTGTCTTCACAACTGACAAGACAACTGACAAGACATTTCTCAATTTTCCACTATGGTTATGATATACCACTCTCCCCTAAACTTAACTACCTGTGACCACTCTCATATACCGTTACAACTCATTTAAGCACTCCTAGAAACGATTTTAATAGATAAGACGATTAAGTTATCATGTGCAGACTGAAATGCCCACATTTGTCTTGTACTGTTTCATATAAAAAGTGACACCTTGTCATGTTCCCTAAACACCTACAGAAATAATAGTCAAAATTTAAACCGATATACTGGTATACGGCGAATGACCCCTTGTTCTCAGTACACAATTATCCCCCCCTCTATCAGATAATATATTATCTATTGTAAAGAGTAGATGACTAAGAGATAGAACTACAAGAATTATAAGAATAGATAAGAGATAAGAGGATTGAGAACTGGATAATATGTTGGCTATTACATACTCGTAAATGTTGCAAAAACCCTATTCCGTGTTATCACCTACGCCTATAAAAACATTAGGGATAAAGAGTAAAATGATATACACATTTTCGTCACATATATCTTAAATACTCTTAGACGATTTACTGTGTGCTATTGTGGTGAGAAATTATATGAAAAATATAGGGGGTTAAGGTGGTGTGAAAATGGTCTGGGATAGGTATGGGGAATTTGGTTATCGTGCGTGTGCGTTATATATAATTATATAGTGGGAGTTAATAAGTAGGAAACGGTGAAATGATGAGAGATGAAAAACTAAGGATTGATATGAACATAAGGATTTAGGAATAAGAGATAAAGATATAGAGGGCAGAAGGATATATAAGGATATATGATATAAGGTGAGAAAGGGCGTGAGTGGGTGTGGAGATAATGATGATAGTTGGGATAGAGCAATGGGGATAGGGAGTAACAGGAGCAATAGATAGAGAGATAATTGAAATACTATGAATATTGGGTGAATATTGAGTTGTGGGAGTGTGTGGTGTATCAGCTATTCCACGGATGCAAAAATCGTATATACGAATTGTCTGAAAATAGCCCCGGTTAGGCATAGCTAATCAACCCCACACTCCTAGTTGGCAAGGTATTGAGTCGGTATACCTACTCGGAGAAAAACATAAGGTTAAAAAACATGTCTATAATAAATCATTATAGACACCTTTATGTGCAAGCGGTTGCATAAAATTGCGCAATACGTTGCACATAATGAAAAGTATTAGCGAAAGTGATATTTTTTATGAGATATATATACGATACTTATAAGAGTGTGTTAAATTAATGACGTAATAAGAAAGTGTTATATATGTGATACCCGCATACTACTACTCAATCATCTTCCCTTGTGCTTTCCTCTGCTCTCGTCCTCTCAATGTTTCACGTGAAACATTATATATAATCTAATTCATATCTATATTTATATTTATATCCCATTATATCACGTTCCCCCATTTCCCATCTCTTACTATACTATATACCATCTTCCACCCTCTCACCCTCTCATCACTTTCCATGCATCCCACTTCCTACTGTCACTTATACCAGATCCTTTTCAATCCCGTTTCCATTTCCTTTTATCATCATTCTTCACACTTTCCCATCTTACAATCAATCCCACTTGCTATCATATCTCAAACCATATCACGCCATAACACATACCACCACACAACATACCCATACCATCTTACATAGTAACCATTACTACTCATATAGTATTCAATACTACTTGTAATCCTACTCATATTCCATATCATGTTTTCAATTACTATCTCATATCCCTATTAATCTACTATGTTAATATGTTACTCATAAACCCATTATCCCTATAGGTTAATATATAAATCATAAACCCTATAACATACTATGTAATAGACATTTTATAAACCCATTAACCAACTATGTTATTAAATTGTTATACAATTATATGAGTTGTCGCTATTGTTATCATTTTAGGCAATACTTTTATCGCAACGGCTCAATTTTAGTCGATAGCTTAAAGTTATATGAAAACTATAGGCTTTTTATCAATAATGATACACACTAAAACGTTTAATATATATATTATATATGTGACGAAAAAGTATGTGCTATTGTTTGAAAAATTGCTACAATTTCCATTATGTTAGCACAACTCTGATTTTTTGATTTACATAAGACGTGAATATTCAGACGCAATTTGAATTTTAGAATAATTTAGCTGTACTTATTAATAAGTGGCGTTTTTAATAAGTGGTGCTAATAATAAATGGCAAGCGATCCAATGCCGGATTTATACAAATGCCGTTTTAAAGCCGTATAAGCTATTTTAAGACGTTTTGGGGCTTCCAAGGCATATTTTATCGCTTAATGTTTTCCAATCGAAACTATGTTATGTGGTATTGAAAACTACGTTATTATCTGATAATTTGGCACTCATTAGTGGTAAGTGCTAATAAGTAAACATATGTGAACGATTGCTAACTATGAATAGTAAATAAATGTTTACTAATGGGCTTCTGGTATAAAAAGCAGATTACTTTTATATAAGGGTTGGGGCTTTATATGGGGATTGCATATACTTTTATATATAGTAGTGTTTGCTTTTACTTTATATGTAAAATCCCTTATATATAGGAAGTAATACAATCGAACAAATGTTTTTTATGAAAAATGTATAGAAAACTATATGTTTTTTGGTAGTTTTTACTATTGAGTATAATTAAACATTTTGTTATAATTGCATTATCAAATGAAAGAAAAAGAAAAGCCGCTGTAAAAGAAATGGAGCGGTTAAATAGGGCTTTAAAAGCTCAAATTTACGATTTAAAATAGGAGGAAAGAAAAAATGAATGATAAAATGATGGTTGAAAGTATCTTTACAGAGTGTCAGAAAGTTAAAAGAGTATGGAAAGAATCGGGAGAAGATGACAATTGTTACAGTGCTTTTTGTGCGCTATATGGATTGATAGAAAAGTGGGATTTAACAGAAGTTTATAAAGCATGGGAAGAAGCTCAAAAAGTTCTTTCTAACAGTCCATTAACTTTTATATTAAACAATTGGCATGAAGTAAAAGGACAAGGAAACACGTTAAACGGGAAAGTTAAGCTTGAGTTTATTGCATATCTCTATCAAAAAAAAGAAAAAATTGTTAGAGTCTTTACATATTCAAACGATATAAATTTTGACTGATTGATTTAACAACTATTATAAGTCCTTTATAAATCCCGTATCCCTTGTATAGTGTGTGTTATCAAGGTTCGCAACCTTGCAAGGGATTTACCAAAAAAAATAACATATAAAAGGAGAAGAAAAAAACTATGCAAAAATTTTTAAAAGGTTCTACAAAAACTGGATGCCGTTGGATCGTATCTGCAAGAAACTGTGAAGGATACAACTTAAATGACGTTTACGGACGTTATAGCGATGCCAAAAAAGAAGCGTATGAAAATTGCTTTCGTAAATATGCTTCTGCGGATGGTTCAAAAAACTTTCGTATTTTTTCCCATAATACATTTGGGTTTAGTGTAGCATGGGAAGAAACATTGGAAGGAGAAAATTGTTTGCATATCGAAACGCCACAAAACACTTATTATGTAGCGTTAAATCAGTAATTATCTGAAAATTAAAACAGGAGGGTTTATATTATGAGATTAACAAAAGAACAAAAAGCAGAATATCAGAAAAAAGAACCTGTCGCAGTATATGGCTTGTCAAATTTCGGCGGTATTGCCATACTTGATATAATTTATGATACAGATGATTATATTGTATGGTATAATAATCAAATTGAATCTGAAAAGCGTAAAATACATGTTAGCAAGGTATATTATTCTGAAAATGGCGGATATTTTAAACCATATGGAAGTTTATATGTAAAGCTTTCAGAATGTTTAAGAGTATGAACATAAATAAAAAGGGATGCATTTTTTCTTGTGTCCCTTTTTTGCATATCTTTTTTGCTGTCTGGATACGATATTGTATTGATACAGTCATAAACCTATTAACATATTTATATTATAGGTTTATAGCTGTATGAGTGCATGAAAACAGATGATATATCGCATCTGTTTTTTTGTGTGTTCAACTTTGTATCTTTACAACTAAAAATGAACGATATACCTATAACGCTGTATAAGGGCTTTTATAGGCTTTTTTTGCGTTGCTATGGTTTATATGCCTTGTGTTAATGTATGGGCTTATACTGCCTTTTATGGGGTTTGTGTACTATAGTACGATATGGAATTTATCGGATGTTAGTAGGCAGATGTTAAACTATTGCTATATTTATGTAAACTTTGTTTATAAAGCGTTTAAAGACAGTTTAAAACGTTTATATGCTGTAAATGTATAAAATACCATGTAAAGTGTTTAAAAGGCTTTTAAATAGCTTATAAAGGGCTGTATCGTGTTTATCGGGCTTTATATGTCATATATATAGTGTACGATATGGCAAGCGATCAAAAAAGCAAGGTACAGACGTTTTTTGTTCCTCTGCGATATTATCAATTTATCGATAATGCGATATAACGCACGTAAAGCCCATTTACAGCCAGTTTAATCATTTAGGCGTACAAGGATAGGATATAGACATTTAAACGGCTGTATAAAGCTTGTATGGCGTTGTACCGTGTCCGGTGATCCGGTTTATGTTTGCTTTCTGTTTTATCCGGTATCATATCCGGTTTATACCGTTGTTACACTTTTAACGATTGTATACTATATTAGTTATGTCTAACTATAATTACAATATTTTTTGTGTTATCTCAAAATATTTTATGTTAGTAGTAACTAATTATAAGTTGTAGTTATAGTTAGGCATATCTAATCAAACAAGTGTTTGTGTTTACAATAGGTGAACAAGCGTTCTGTTAGTCTAGACTAATTGTGTCTATTGTAGCTACAATTTAATCCGAACAGACGTTTGGGTAATTTTGGCAACGGAAATCAGCAAGCGGAAAAAGGGAAATTTCCCCAGAGTGGGTAATATCGTTTTTTTAATTTTCCCCACGGATTTATAATCTACTTTAAAATTTGAAAAGTCAATTTGAAAATGAAAAGTTTTTTCTTTTTTATTTTTTTCTTTTCCTTTATAATAAGGAACTCTTTCATTTATTTTATTTTTTTAATCTTTTTATATTATATCTATTGACTTTTCTTTTCTTTAATGGTATAGTGTAACCATAGTAACAAAACAATGAACAATACAAATGAGTAATAGGAGGATTTTAAAAATGAGATTAAGAGAAGGAAAGCTTGTATCAGAATGGAAAGATGAACACGGAAATAGAGCATTAATTGAGGAAGTGGAAATTAAACCACATAAAGAAGCTAAACTGGAAAAGGTATATAGACTTTCTTGTTATGCGGAGTATGATGATAATTTTTGCTATCATATTTCAATTTTTGATTCCGCAGAAAGTGCGGAAAATCAGCTTAAAGAGTTTAGTTGCGGTAGTTTTAGAAATATTTTGGAAATCATGGTAGAAAATATTCTTGCAGGTTTTGACGAAAAATTTAAGAACTCAATTTATGAAAGTCGAAAATCTATGAAAAATTTTTTAAAAAAATACAATCGCACTGATAAAGATGAATGTATTGATAGAATTAAAAAAATTGTAAACGATTTAATTAATCGTTATGAAATAAGTTATGAAGAAGCAATGATATTATTTGATTATATTTGCGGAAAAGAAAAAACAAGATATTAATGATATTAAAAAATTCAAATTGCTTTTTATTTTTTAGACTTTGAAAAAATTAAATGTTGTCCAAAATTCAGAAGTTGGATTATTTACATGGTTTGACTTCTGATTTTTTTGTATTTGATAGAGAAAAAATATAAATCAAAAAAATATAAAAAACATAATGAAAAGTATTGACTTATTTATATATATGTGGTATATTATAACCATGTTAAACATAACATAGTTATATCAAAACCAAAGATAACAAAAAGAAAAGGAGAATGAATTATGGCAAATTGTTACAATCTGGACGGAGTTAAAAAAAGTATTGAAATAAGGCTACCGCAATCCCACTGGCTTTAGACGGTGGGTAGTTCACAACGCTACTTATTTTGGTAGCACTTACTTAGAGCAAGGATATAAAGGTAAAGTATTAGATCCAACTTTAAAAGTTTGTTTTAACACTAAATTATCTGGATATTGTAATGATGAATTGTTTTTATATAAATATGTAAAATACATGGATAATAACAAATTTATTGATAAAAGAGAAAAAATACTTTTAACGATGTTTATGTTTATGATTTAGAGGATATTAAACAGGCTGTAAATGATAGAATTGATTACCTTGAAAAATATATTGTTTCTTTAAAAAGGCAACTGGAAATTGCTGATAACGCTTATAATACTTTTAGAGAAGCATATAAAAACGCTATGGAAGTATTAAACAATGTTACAGAAACAACAGAAGATACTTATAGCACGTTAAAAAGTAATATTCGTGATACAATAAAAGAGCATTATCCATATTGCTAAAAAATCATAGTGATATATAAAAAATCAGAAAAGGAAAATAGAAAAATGGATTTTAAAAATATAACAGTAAAAAGTTACAATCTTACCAACAATCAAATTGTAACAGAAATTAAAACAATAGGAAATAAAACGTTAGCTTATTTTTTTAGTAGTTATGATTCTACGATTTGCAAGTTAGATATTGTAAACAATGTCATTTACGTCCATAAAAACTGGAATTATTCAACAACTACAACAAAGTGGTTTAACAAATTTCTTTCCGTTGTTCTGGAAGAAGAAGTCAAATTTAAAAAACAGAAAGAAATCAAAACAAAAAATAATATATTTACTGTAATAATGCTTGACAAATAGTAAAAAATACTATATAATTTATTACAGAAACAAAGAAAAACATTTATAGAAAAGGAGAAAATAATATGTATACAATCGCAAATACACAGTGGAGTTTAAAAAAAATTGCACAAGAGATTAAAAAAGGAAGTATTGATTTTAAATGTGGAGGAGTACAAAGAGGAGATGTCTGGGATAATGCAAGACGTTCTTTACTTATTCAGTCTAGTTTAAAAGGTGATATTATCCCTTGTCTTTATATCCGCAGAAATGGTGAAAATAAAGATAAATATGAAATGCGTGACGGTAGACAGCGTTGCACAACAATAGCAAAATTTATCAATGATGGTTTTGTAACATCTGGTATTCCAGAGTATGAAGAAGGTGATAAACTTGATTATCGTATTTGCAGGAATGGTGAAATGGTATCAGCAAACGGTATTAGTTTTGAAAGTCTTTCAGATGATGAAAAAATGGATTTTCTTACAAGAAATATTACAGTTTATTATATTGACGGTGCAACGGATGCAGAAGCCGATATGATTTTTTTGAAACTTAACAACGGAAAAGCATTGACTACAGCAGAAAGAAACAGAGCAGAAGCAAAATCAAGAAGTGAAATCATTGATATTGCGAACCATGATATTTTTAAGCTGATGTTTAGCGAAAAAACGTTAGATAATAACGCATTTGATACCGTTGTAAAATCTTATATTATGTTAAATAATGATAATCCGTCACTGCTCAATAAGGACGTTAAACCGTTAATGAAATCTATTGATATTACAGAAGCGGATAAAAAGGAGTTAAATGGTATTTTTGATTATATTTTAGAAACTTACAACGTTCTGGAAAGTAAGAAAGTTAAAAAAAGAATTGTTGGCAAGACAACATTTTTATCTTTAATTCCTGTTGCAGAACAGGCAATGAATGACGGAAAAATTGCAGAAGAATTTGCAAGTTTTCTTGATAAGTTTTTCTCTGGAAAAACAACAAAGGAACCAACAATTAGTGCAACTTATAATAATAACTTCTTTGATTCTTCCGCTAGTCGTATGAAGATTAGATTACGTCATAATGCATTAATGAATGAATATGAAAAAATGTTTAATGGCGAAACTGAAAATGTGTATAGTGAAAACGCAGAAGATTTACAAGAGGAAATTGATGAAGCGGAAATAGTGGAAGATTATATCAGCATTGACGAATTAAGTAAGCCTGATGAGGAAGTAGCAGAAGATTCTATATCAGAAGAACATACAAAGGAAAGCAAACCAGATACAAAAACAGATGAAGAATATCTTAACAATTAATCTATATGAAAAAAGGATATGTATAAAAGCATATCCTTTTTTATTGTAAAAAATATAAAAAAGTATAAATAAACCATTGACATTTTAATGTTTATATGGTATATTATAACCATAGAAATTAAAACAAAGGAGAATAAAGATATGAAAAAGATTTTATTAACAGTTTTAGGAACAGCGGGATTTATTGGAATGTTTGCTTATTGCTGTACACTTGCAAACAGAACAGAAGTAATGACTTGTGTTTCTTGTGAAGGTAATGACATTGTATCAACCTTTGAGGATGCAGACGGTAACTTGTGGGAATACGATCATTACTATGCTGTAGTTGGTGATGATTACAAGATTACAATGCACGATAATGATACAATCAATATTTATGACGATTTTATTGTTAAAGTTGTACCAGTAGAAGATTAAAAAATCAAAAAAAGTTATAATATACCATTGACAAAACTATAAATCAGTGGTATATTATAACCATAAGATTTAAGCCATTAAAGAAAACAATTAAAAAGGAGAAATCAAAAATGAAAAACGAAAAGATTCTGGAAATGTTAAATAACGGCGAAATTGAGGAATTGAAGAAAGTAATCTCAGAGGAAATCTATAATAGTTCTCTGGATAAAAACGGTAATGCAAAATCCAGATATAAAGCAATGAAAGATTTTTATAAATTTCCTAGTGACAAAACAGATACAAGATTTTTAAAACCATGTAAAAAGTCTATAAGAGGGCAACTTTATAATTGTTTTTTAAGTTCTGATGTTTTGGTATGTACCAAAGAAAGCACTGGAAATATTGAAATAAGGCTACCGCAATCCCACTGGCTTTAGACGGTGGGTAGTTCACAAATGATAACAAGTTTATTGTTAGTGCTTCTGGAAAAGCGGAAAAAGCAGTAAAATATATCATGGGAATTGAATAAAGAGCAGAGTAAAAGGGCTTGAAAAAGTCCTTTTATTTTTTTAAAAAATATTATAAAGCTATTGACAAAACTATGATAATCTGGTATACTTAAACCATACAAAAGATGTGGGGAATCCTAGCAGAGAAATAACAGAAGATAGGGCAAACAGCTAACGTACAATTTTTTAATTGTCTGATAATTTTAATGTTTTCTTATGGTATTCTAAACATTTATGTATTATATTCCATTGACTTTTATATATAAATTTGTTATACTATGTATGATTATGAAAAGAAGGAAGTGAAAAAAATGTACTTTACAAAGGACTACAGACAACTTGATGCTGTAGCACTGCACTTAATGTATAACAAAGATAAAAAACAGTACAAGACGGTATACAGCTTTAAACAGTGGTTAAACAAGTCTTTATTGACTGGAAATATTAAAAGGCTGTAGCAAGGTTTACAATCGTATATAGTGCCGATATAAAGCGAATATAGCATAGGCATAAGCAGAGGAATAAAAAATCAATCTTCTGTTTATGCCTATTTTTTATTCCAGAAAAACCAAATACAGAATTGATCGTAGTTGTTCAGAGTAAACACATTAAATCAGTATGAATTACTACAAGCTAAAATTAGACGTTTTAATGTGTTAATGGTAATTATATTGTAAAGTGTTTTAAAATGGTTAGAAATGGCTTGTACAGTGTTATAGTATGGTTTTGGTAATGTGTAGTCAGTTTGGAAAACTGAAAACAGTGTACTATATAGTATCCAGATTATCCGGTTTACTGTATGGGAATTTTTCCAGTGAATGAATGACAGTTTTCAATTTTAAACAGTTTAAGAGAAATTTGAATTGAATTGTCGAATTGTTTCAAACAATTCACAATCAAACAGGTGTTCGGAAATGTTTTCCAGAATTTTCTGAAATTTCCCAGAGGTAAGAAATTTCCCCCCAGAATATACGAGGATAATTTTCCCCACGGAACTAATGGTGTTTCGTTTTGGTAATAGCGAGATTTAAAAATTCCCCACGGAGTTTTTTAATTTATTTTTTATTTTCTTTTATTTTCTTTATTGTTTAAACATTTTCTTTTATAACTTTTATCTTATCTATTGACAAAACTAAATGTTTATGTTATTCTTTTGTATAGAAGTTATTAGTGTATAGCAAAAGGAGGAAAATTTTTATGAAGATGGAAATAGTTTTAACTGAGAAAGAGATTGAAAAAATGACCGCTAGAGATAAAGCAGTTATGGAAAAAGGTGAATTTAATAAATGTTATTTCTGTACTGAAATTAATAAATTTTTAAGAGATACAGTATTTTTTAGCGTTGATAGAGAAAAATATTGTGGGTGTAATGGTTGTAACGAAAATATTAATGTTGCTTTTTATGTAGAAAAAGAACTTAGTAAGAAAGAATATTTCCGTAGATTTATTAAAGAATCTCTTGATAAAGATATTTACAATTCTAATGTGAAAATTTTGAATTGTGGTATTATATTCGTTAGTGAAACAAGTCCAGATAAAGAATTAAGATATATTATTAGACAGGCTATCAATCCAGAAGTAATGTTTGAAGGGAATTTTAAAGATTTTAGATTTAATGGACAAATTGATAAGATTTTAGATTTTGCTGAAACAGTTGAAAAAGATGGTGTGTATATACTGAAAATGTATTATTATATAAGACATTAGAAAATCCGAAACGATTTTTAACATAGAAATTATGAAAGGAATATAAAAAGTGGAAACTACCCCCTCTATTGATAGAAAGAAACTAGCAGAAGAAAACCACAATCTTATCTATTGGTTTTGTTGGAAAAATCATTTAGATATAGAAGAGTGGTATGATATAATTGCTATTGGATATATGAAAGGTATTAATTCTTATGACGAAACAAAAGGTGTTAAATTAAGCACTTACTTAATTAAAATAATGAAAAATGAATATCTGCTAGTATTAAGAAATAAAAAATATGCTAAGTATATTCCAGACGAAGAGATTTTATCTTTGGATTTTGAATATAAATTTGATAAAGATAAAGAGAGTTATAATATTTTAGATTTTATTGTAAATGAAAATTCGTTTTTTGAAAATAATGTTTGTTTTAAGAATGATATTAAAAAAGCATTTAGTGAATTAAAAATCTCAAAACGAAATTATGAAATTTTCATAATGAGATTACAAGGTGACACATTAGAGAAAATAGCTTCTGAATTTGGAATAACAAGAGAAAGAGTTAGAATAATATGTAAAGATATAGGAAAAAAATTGAAATGTAAATTAGACGAAAATGGAGTTGATTATTTTGAAAACTAAAAAAAGACCTTTGAATTTTGATAGTGCTGACGAATATTTAAGTTATAAACGTAGACTATTAGATGAAAAAGATGAAGAAGAACAAAAAACAAATCCAACTTTTAATGTTTATGCTTTCTATTTTACTTATCTTGATGTAGAAACTCAACACAGAAGAACAGGAAAACCTATTAATATTGCCGCAGAAACTCAATATGAAGCTGAACAGATATTTGAAATTTGGGCTGAATTTCACGATATAAAAAATGTGGTTTTCAAAAATATTGTAGAAGTATTTTGGGTGACACGTTCTGGTAAGGATACAAGTCAAAATATTAATTTTGCTTACGATTACAATAAAAAAGAAATTACAGAGGTATATCAAGATGATTACTTAGAATGGTATTGGAACCATGTTGATACTTGGAATGAGGTGAGTGATAAATTTGGCGAGTAGGGCATTAATGACAAGACGCAAAGCAAATAAAAAGCGTAGTGAAGCCATGAAAAAGAATAGAAAATATACAATAGATGTAGATAGACGTATTGTACTGTTTTCTACTTATTTGTATCCAGGATTTTTAGGATTTGTTTTAAAATCAAAAAAATATGATGATAAGCATTTATTATTAAAAGTAGCAAAACTTAATCCAGATTATAGCGTCAATTTAAGACATGAAATAAAAGATATAATAGTAGAAATAGAAAAAATAAAAGTTCTTTGGCAAGGTGAAGCTAAAGAAGCAAGAGAAAAGTTGGATAAGATATTTAGGTCTGTTGAAGATGTAACTTATAAAGAAAAGGCAGAAGCAAGACGAAAAATGATGAAACGCTTAAATGATTTATACTGTCCTAAGTGTGGAAAACGTAGAGTTTCAATAACTTATCCAACATATAATACCGCTTGTTTACATTGTAAGATTTGCGATTATGATATTACAAGGGTGTTTATAACAGAAATTCCTTTAATTAGAGAATTTCTTGAAAGAAATAAAGATAAGAAAGATAAAAAATGTTTTTAACAAAAATGTAATACTTTTTATAAGAAAATGTAGCATAGGTATTGACAAAAATCAGTATCTATGCTATTATTTATGTATAAAAACAAAGGAGAATAAAAGTTATGACAAATATTACAAGATTTTTAAATGGTTTAAAGAATGAACATACAAAGGTAGCATACGAGAATGATTTAAAACAGTTCTTTGATTTTACTGGTAAAGACGAAACCGAAATTACATATGCTGATATTTACGATTACAAAGTGTCTATGAGTGAGTACAGCAGTGCTACAACAGCACGTAAACTGACAGCTATTAAATCCTATTTCAATTTTCTTTCTGACATGGAATTTATTTCTACTAATCCTTCTGCTAAAATCAAAATTCCAAAAGTAAAGAATCACGAAAAAGAATATATCCCTATGGACGAAGCAAAGAAATTGTTGGATGTTGCTAAATCCCCTAGAGATAAAGCTATCATTGCATTATACCTTTCAACTGGTATGCGAGTTAATGAACTGGTAAATTTAACTGTAGAGCAGTATGAGAAAGATGAAATCGTATTCGTTGCTAAAGGTGACAAAGAAAGAAAAGTATATCTTAATGATAAGTGCAGAGGATATATTGACGAATACTTAAAGGTTCGTAAGGATAGTGGTATTGATAATCTGTTTGTAAGTAATTATGGTACTCCTATGCGGCATGATTTAATTGCTAAAATGCTAAAGAAAAACGCTAAAAAAGCAGGGTTAAGTGAGGATATAACTAATCATAGTTTACGCCATTCTTTTATATCGGCTGTAGCTTTAGAAAACGGTGTTGCTGTTGCAAGAGAGGTTGTATGTCATGCGAATTTATCAACAACCCAAAGATATGTTCATAATACCGAAGAAACTATTAGAAAAGCTATGGTATCTGTATTCTAAGAGGTGAATATGACTAGAGATTATGAAAAATTATTAAGGGCAAAAATGCTTTTAGTCAAAGTACAAACATTGCTTTCTGAAACTTCTGGTGAGATAATTTCACCAGAAGAAAAGAAAACTTTGATTAACAACGTAGAAATTCAAATACAATTTTTGGAACTGAAATGTGATAAGTTTAGCGAAAGTAGGTGAAACTATATATGGAAGTTTATAAGTTGTGATATGAGCTAGTATAAAAGAGATAAAGGAGATTTTGTATTGAAGTCAATAATTTATAAGATGAAACTACTTGTAGCTGTTTTAACCATGTGCTACTTGTTTGTAACTACGTCATTTGCGGACGAAATGACTAAATTGAATCCGTATGACGAAATTGAAATTTCAGAAGAAGATATAGACCTAATGAGCCGCTTGGTCTACTGCGAATCAAGAGGTGAAAGTATTGAGGGGCAACGTGCAGTAGCAGAAGTGGTGTTAAACCGTTGCCTTAGTAGTGATTTTCCAGATAATGTGAATGATGTTATTTATCAGAAGAAACAATTTTCTACAGCTAAAATGTTAAGTAAAACAACACCTAACAAGGAAAATATTGAAGCTGTAAGATATGTTTTAGAGAATGGAAATACATCATTAGAAACAACTGAATATGTTTATTTTTCTACTGGTAAGTCTAACGGTCATGGGTTTACTAAGTTAGGTAATCATTGGTTTTCTAAGTGAGGGTAATATGAAAAGAATTTGTTATAGAGTGAAGTTTAACAATAAAGAAGATTTATTTCAATTCAATAAATGGGCTGATAGTTGTAGTTATAACATAGATGTCAGGTATAACAGTAAGACTTTGGACGGTAAGTCATTAATCGGACTTATGGGAATGGATATTTCTAATCCTATTTTTGTTATTTTGTATACCGATAACACTAATGATTTTGTTGAGAAATTTAGCAATATTATCCTTGACAAAATTGTAATGTAGTGGTATTATTGCTATATAAATCAATAAGAAAGGAGAAAATCAAGTTGCCAAGAATTAGTAAAAAGCAGAGAGTAATTAATCAGATTACAGAAAACTTGAAGCAGAAAGAAAAAGAAATTGCTATCAATGCGGCTATGGGTGGTTACTATTCAGCAATTAAGATTGTACAGGATATGATTACCAGAGGTAAGAATATCGCAGACCTCAGTACCTTTTGTGCCGCTGAGTTGTCAAAAAAAGAAATAGTAGAAAATGAAACAAAAAGTAATTATTTAAAATCAAATAATAAAGAAATCAAAGGAGATAATTAAGCTATGAAGAATGTAAGACAGACAACTAACACAGGACTTTTAATTGGTACTCTTTCTGAAAAGAATACAGAAATTAAGCAGATTGAATTAACCAAGGACGATAACAGTAAGTTTAAGTGTAATGCTGTACAGGGAAATATCGTAATTTCCACTGTAAATGGTGATTTTAACTTAAGAGTTAATTGTCCAGAGTGCAAGAAAGACGGTACAAAAACTAAGCTGTACGCAAACTTTGAAACACTTCATAACAGTTATGTATCTGCTGTAGAAGCCGCAAAAGATAAGTCACTTACACCAACTATTATTGGTGCTACTGTAGGACTTAGTTGTTGGGATAGATATAACCAGAATAGTGGCAAAATGGTTTCTTCGCCACAGATTAGATTAAGAGTTGTGAACAGAGAAAATTCAGATGCAGAATCTCAGACAGATTTTTCACTTGAAGGTGTTATCCGTTCTATCAAACCAGAAATGACGGTTCCTAAGAGCGATACAGAAGAAGCAGAAGAAACTGGTAGGTTACTTGTAGAATTTATTACAATCAATTTTAACAGTGAAGCAGAGCCTTATAGTTTAATTGTTCCAGAAGATTTAGCAGAAGCATTTGTAAATGGTTGGACTGATGAAGATGGAACAGTGGTAAATGGTTATGCTGTAGGTGATACTTGCTGTTTGGGCGTTGAACTTGTTATGCGTCATGTAGGTGGCGAAAAGAAGAAATCTGCGGGATTTGGTAGAAAAGCAAAGGTAGCAGAGGGATTTGATGTATTAGAACTGGTTGTAATTGGTGGTGAGCCTGCTTATACAGATGATACTGAGGACGAAAAGAAAAAGCCTTTCACACCAGAAGTAATGAAAGAACTTATGAATGAGCGTAAGATGAAACTTGAAAAGATTGAAAAGGACGCAAAAGAAAATAAAGACAATGGTTCTTCTCAGAAATCAAGTGGCAAAGGTCTTGGGGGACGTAAGCCAAATGTGAACATGGCTGATATGGGCGACGCTCCTTTCTAAAAAATAAGTGGTTATGAATTAGTATAAAGTGGTTACAAGCGGTTAGGATAGGTTGGATGATAAATTGGTAGTCTAAAAAATTCAAACCGCTTGTACTAATTTACGAAGTAAAAATAACATAAATAAAATATAATGATTTTATATGGAGGAATTTAAACGATGGCAGATGAAAAGAAAAGAAGTAACCCACTTTTAGACCTTGAAATTGAAGAAATGGTAGGAGGTTTAGCTGGTCAAAAGGCATTGGTTTATGGGTCAAATTCATTGGGGAAGAGCTACCAAGCAATGCACTGCGAAAGACCTATACTTTTAATGACTGAGAGTGGTGGTAACGGTCTTAAAGGATATAAAATGCCTATCAATTCTTGGGCTGAGTTTGTAACCAATGTTGGTTATCTTACAGCACCACAGACTAGTGAAGCCATGCATAAGAAGTTTTTTACTATTGTTATTGATACTACAGAAAATCTTGTTGACCTTTGTGAACAGTCTGTATGCAAAGAGTTTGGTGTAAGAGATTTAAGCGAAATTGAAGGAAAATCTAATGGTTATAAGATTGCCAGACGTAAGTTTGCGGCTCAGATTAACAAACTCACATCACAGGGATATTTTATTATTTTTATTGCCCATGAGGAAGTTGACGAAAATCATGTTGATGAATTAACAGGCGAAACTACAACTTTTGTTCAGCCTAAAGGTTCTGGAAATGTTAAATCTTCTATGCGTATGATTAGAGATATTTGTGATTTTACAATTTATCTTAAATCAAATGGTATCGACCCAGAAACAAATGAAACAATAATGTCTACTGGTATTTGTAAGCAGACTTCTCATGTATTCGCTAGAAGTAGATATGCTATGCAAGCATTTATTGACCCATTTACTGCAAAGAATATGTGTGATGCAATGGAAAAAGCTATTAAGAAATCTGCTGAGAATGAAAATGTAGGTCTTACTACATTTAAGCCTTACGAAAACGTAACAACTAAAGAGGAATGGCTAGCTTTAATTCAGCCATATGTACAGAAACTTTGGAAAACTTATCCAGAGTATATTAATCAAGTTGTTGCCGACCAGTTAGGAAAGGGTAGGAAGATTAGTTCTGCTACAGATGATGAACTTGCTTGTCTTGAAAGTATTTATAATAATTTTGTGGACTTCTGTTGTGACAGAGGAATTGTTGTAGAGGTATAAAAAATGCCGTTTCAATCTAAAAAGAAATCCAGATACAAGCAAGTAAAAATAAGTAGAGAAACTTTTATCAATCAGTATATAATGAGCATGAATACTGGATTCAAATATATTGCCGTACTGATTAGAAACGATGAAGAAATAAAGCCGGATATTCATATTATTATGAATGAAAACCAAGAAGAACGATTCAAAAGTTATCTGGACGATTATGATAGTAGTTTAAGAGAAAAGAGAAACAAAGCTAATCGGATTGTCGGTATCACAGCTTTTGATGAATTTAATGAGAATATTATCTCTCCATCAATGTTAAGGTAATAAAATCTATAATGAAACTCTTTACTTTAATCGGTAAAGAGTTTCATTTTTTATATTGACAAATCATATAATTTGTGATAGAATTTATATATATTGAAAGGGAAATAATATGGAAGAAAAAATAAAAAAAGGTGATACAAAAGTAAAATGTAGATACTGTAAAAATAGTATTTATAAGAGCAAAAGTTTTATAAGCCCAGATAAGCCAAGAATGTATTATTGTAATGAAGAATGTTTTAACAATGCAATAAAGGAATTATCGGCAAAAAAAACGAATAGTAATAATGCTGATAAGACAGCTACTTGCCGTTGTTGTGGTAAAAAAATACAAAAAGATAAAGCTTTTATGACAAAACAGGGTTACTATTATTGTTCAGAAAATGAATATAACAATAAATATGTTGGTAGTGAAGCATATTTTGAGGAAACATTTCTTGATTATATTTATTTCGATATGAGCAATAAACAATGTGATTTTCCTTTACTGCAAAGGCAAGCACCATTAATACATGATAAGTTTGGGTATAAGTGGACTGGTATGATAATGACATTGAAATTCTTCCATGAAACTTTAAAACTAGACTGGAATAATGAATGGGGGTTAGGACAGATTTTTCCAAAATATTATATACAAGCTAGAGATTTTTGGAATCAACAAAGAAAAATCAAAGATATTACAGATAAAATTGAAGAAGATAAAACAGTGTTTATTGAACGAAAGAAAAAAGAAATAAATATTCCTAAATGGGAGGAATTGTAAATGTTGTATTCAGCGTCAGATGCTTCAATGTGCTTGGGAGTATTATTACAGAATCCCTCTTTAACAGTCAGTAAGAAATTCCCTATTAATTCAGATGATTTTAAGCCTATTTTATTCCATGAGATTTTATATAAATCTATATCATGGTTATTTAAAAATGGTGCAGAACAAATAGACGAAATTGTTTTAGATAAATTTTTACAGAATTATCCAGAACAATTAGAAGTTTGTACAGATAATAATTATCTTGAATTTATAGCAACTATTAAGAAATTGGTTAATGTAGATAATTATGAACTACATTATAATATTATTAGAAAATATAGTTTGCTTAGAAAAGCTAAAGAGTTAGGTATCGACATTACAGAATTTTATGATGAAACTAAACCAGAAGAAACAGAAGTAGAAAAGTTTAATCGTTTTTCTATGCAAGAAATTCTTAATAAGATTGAGGGCAAAATGACCTCTCTTAGAATGGAATTTAATACAGAATTATGTAGAGAAACATTAAGAGCAGGCGAAAAATGGGAAGATACTTTAAACGGTTTTGAAAGTGAACCTGTTATTGGTGCTATACTTCAAAGTAAATATTTAACTACTTTATACAGAGGTTGGCAAAGAGGACATTTATTATTAAGGTCTGGTTCATCTGGACAAGGAAAGACAACAACTTCCATTGGTGATTTATGTAATGTATGTGCTAATCGTTATTGGGATTTTGATGAAGAAAAATATGTAGATAATCCTTATAAATCTGGTGATGGATTTATGATTAATACAGAAATGGATTTATCAACTGAAATTCAACCTAAGTTTATCTCATGGATAAGTGGCGTTCCATATCATAAAATCCTTGACGGAAAATATAACAAATTTGAAAAAGAACGTTTGATTGAAGCAGGAAAAATTCTTTATGAAAGTCATATTGAATTATTTGACCAACCAGATTTTACGGCTACAAAGTTAAAAGAAATATATCGTCAATGCCATTTATGGGGAGCGAGTTATTGCTTTTTCGATTATATTTGGGACAACTCAGAGTTTGGAACTGAATATAAACAAATGACAAGTATTCCTATTCGAGAGGATAAAGTTCTTTTTCAGATTACAACCACGCTTAAAAGCTTATCTGAGGAGTTTAATATAGGTACTTGTACAGGTTCTCAGTTAAATGGTAATGAACAAGTCAATGAACTTTTAGATGAAAGATGTATTTATGGTTCTAAACAGATTAAGACTAAACTAGATGATGGTGCTATATTATCTTATCTTAGACCTAAAGAATTGGAACTTGTAGATACATTAATCAATCGGAAGGGGTTCGGAAGTAAAAAAAGACCTACTCATATTCTTCATAATTTTAAAACAAGATTTTCACGTTATGGGCAGAACATTAAAGCATGGGTTAATGTAGATATGGGAACTGGCAGAATAAGTGATTGTTTTTGCACAGACCAATATAATCAGCCGATTAACGTGGATAAGACAGATATAAAACTAGGATAGGGGTTAGTAACATATGGTAACAGACGTTCTAAGACTTGTAGGCATACAAGTAATCAAGTTAAATCTGAAAGCAGTCCGTAGTTGGGTATGCTTTTTAGAAAAATTATATAATAAGATTAAATAAACAAGGAGGAAACGCAAATGGCAGTAACAGGAACTTTAAGGGAAATCACAGGAGAAATGATGCAGTTAATGATTATGCTTGAAGATGAGCCAGATTCAGATGTATTGAAAGATACATTAGAGGGCTTGTCTGGGGAATTAGATACCAAAGCAGAAAATTATGTGTACGTCATCAAAGAGTATGAGGGTCAGATTGAGAATATCAAGAAAGAGATTGATAGATTGACTGCAAGAAAGAAAACAGCAGAAAACGCTATCGAAAGACTTAAAAATGCATTATTATATGCTATGCAGACCACAAATACTAAAAAGTGCGGTGGTAATTTGTATACTATCTCAGTAAGAAATAATGCACCACAGTTAGGACAATTAGACGAAAGCCGTATTCCAGAAAAGTATTTCAATGTAGTAACAGAAAAGAAACTGGATAAAAAAACTTTGTTAGCTGATGTAAAGGTTGCAGAAAAAGAGGGAAAACATATTGATGGTGTTGACGGTTTAAGAATTAGTCAGTCACTTTCAATTAAATAATTTATATAAAGGAGAATAAAAAAATGATTCATGTAATTGACGGTTTTTATATTTTAGTAGACGCTTATCAGTATATCGCACAGGAAGATAGTGGTGCAAAATTATCATCTAAAGGTAAAGAATACATCAAATGGAATGTACTTGGTTATTATTCTTCTATTGATAAAGCCGTAGAAAGAATTATCACAGAACTGATTAATAGAAGGATGAAAAAGAAAACTTATGAATTGGCTGATTATATTGCTGATTATAAAGCTGAAACGTTAAGATTAAAGAAACTGATTAAAAATTCAATGAAAGAAGTAAGCAATGAAAAGTAAAGGTAAAGACGGTCAAACATGGGTATTGACGCAAAACGCTTAACTAAACAGTTAACTATAGATGATTATAGAAAAGTTGCTGTATCATTAGGTGCTACAGTGATTCACGAAAATGACAGAGAAATATTATTTACTTCTATATGCCATGAGAGAAATCCAGATGGTAAAAAGAATAAACTTTATTTCTATAAAGATAAAAAGATATTTCTTTGTTATATATGTGACATTTCTTATTCTGTTTATAGTTTAGTTCAGAAAAGAAAAAAACTTCTGGGAGAGGAATATACTTTCCCAGAAGCATTACAATATGTTTGTGATGTTTGTGACATTCCTTATGATGATATACAAAGGATTCATAAGAAAAGTACAAAAGTATATAATTGGGAAGATGATTTAAGTAGATATATCCGTATAAAGAATGGAGATTCACTCACACAAACTTATGATAAAGCTATCTTAGATTTTTTCCCAAAAATATATCACACTTCTTTTCTTAATGATGGTATAAGTATTCAGACTATGGAAATGTTTGGAATAAGATTTTATCCATATGCTCAACAAATAGTGATTCCTGTTTTTGATGAGAACGGGGAATTGGTTGGTCTACATGGCAGAAATCTCAATCCAGAGTTAGTAGAAACGGGGTACAAGTATCTTCCAGTTAAACTTATAGAGAACAACGCAGAATATAGGTTTAACGCTTCTACTGTCTTGTACGGATTAAACTGGACAAAAGCAAATATAGAAAACACCAAAGAAGCTATTTTATTTGAAGCACCAAAGAGTGTAATGCAAATGGAAGATATATTAACAATCAATAATACTGTTGGTATGTTTGGAATGAATTTGCAAAACGCTAAAAGAAATAAACTTATCCAATTAGGTGTTGAAAAAATTGGAATTGCTTTAGATAAACAATATCATACGGTATACGATGATAATGGTGAACTTACGGAAGAATACGTTAAATGGAAAGCAAAAGTAAATAAAATCATTGATAAGTTTAAAGGTTTTGTAAAAGAGATTTATGTTATCTATGACGATAATGATAAAGAACCTTTGTTAAGCTATAAAGATTCTCCTTCTGATAAAGGCAAGGAAGTATGGGAAAAGTTATATGAAAAAAGAGAAATTGTTGAACAGTAAAAAAGAATCATATAATTGGTTAAGATTTTTTGGTGAATTAATATTGGTTATTTTAATTTCACCGATTTTAATTATATTAACTATTGTATTTGTTATTGTAGAATGGTTAATAAAATTATATGAAAAATATTTCAAAAAGCATTGACATATCGTACAAAATATGTTATGATAAATCTATCAAATTAATAACGAAAGGAAAATATAAACAATGGCAGAGAACACAACTGAATTAAAAGAAGTAGAGTTAGAACTTAACAAGGTGGTTTTAACAGGAACTATCACAGAGGATTTTACTTATCACCATTCCACAAAAGGAGCAAATATTTATAAGAGTTTCATTTGTGTAAAAAGAGATAGTGGTACTGATGATGTACTTCCTATCATGGCTTCTGAAAAAGTCCTTAAAGAAGCATTTTCACTTACTGAGGAAAAGTCCTACGGCTCACAGAATTATACAGTCTGCATTGAGGGAATTATGGCTTCTTACAACGAGCATATTGAAAACGGCAAGAGTAAGTTAATTTTATTTGTTAAACCAAATAATATCTTAATCGTTGCTGACAATACAAAACCAAGTAATAACATTGAAATTACTGGTTATATTGTAAAAGATGTAATTGTAAGAAAAACCCCCGGTCTTAAAGATGAGAAAGGTATTTGGGTTAAACAGGAAAGAACTATTGCTGATGTTATGTTAGGTGTTAATATCAATACAAATAAGCGTAGTGTATCTTATTACATTCCTTGTATCTTTTGGGGCAAAGCCGCTTCTGCTATTGGTAAATTAGGAATTGGTACACAGGTTAATATTCATGGACGTGTTCAGAGTAGAAAGTACAATAAGCGATATGAAAACGGTAATGTTGAAGAAAAGATTGCTTATGAAATTTCTGTAGCAGATGCAATGTTAGTTAGCAAAAACGGTGAAGTAAGCAATTTAGTGAAAGTTGAACCAGAGAAACCTGTAAAAGAAAAACGTAATAAAGTCACAGTAAAAACTAGACATAATCCAAATGGATTCAACTTAGATTAATTCAGAAAAAAGTAAAAGCACTCTTATATAAGGGTGCTTTTATTAGTATAAGGAGTATATATGCAAGTAAAAGAAATTTTGCCTAATATTGATTTGTCAAGATGGGAAGAACAATATTTAGAAGCGTTTGGTATTAAAGATGTTGAAGAATATTTGTATCCTACTTACAAATACGTAGAACGCCCAGAACGATATGATAATATGGAAGAAGGAAAAGAATTATTACACAAGATATTAAGCAATCAGACTAATCATATAGGAATTGTACAAGATTGCGACTGTGACGGTTTGTTTTCTGCTGTTATGATGTATAATTTTCTTAAAAACGATTTAAAAGTTAAGAATCCTATTTTCATATATTTTCATTCAGATAAAAAACATGGTATTACAGAAAACGTACAGAACTGGGTACTGCATAATGAAATTAATTTGTTAATTGTGCCAGATGCAGGTAGCAATGACTATCAAACACAAGAAGATTTGAATTTCCTTAATACCCATATATTGATAATAGACCATCACAAGATTGCTCCGTATAAAAGGGAATATATTAGTAATTATGAAACAGTGGTGATTAGTAATCAGCAAGGTTGGGTAAAGAATAAATGCCTTAGTGGTACTGGTGTTGTGAATAAATTTATTAAATATTATTGTAATAATACCCAAAGTTGTAAAACAAGTGTAAGTGCAAAATATGTAGACTTGGTAGCATTTAGTTTAGTGTCTGATAATTGCAATATGCTTTCACAAGAGAATAGAGATTTTCTAATGGTAGGCACTTCTATAGCAAATATGCAGAATGAATTTTTAGCTTATCTGAATGAAAATTTAAACTATACTAATGAAGTTACTTGGAAGTCGATAGGATTTATGATATGTCCTTATCTTAACGCAGTATGTAGGAGTGACAACCAACAATTGAAAGCTGAATTGTTTTTCTGTTTTACCGATAGTCATTCAGAAATGTTTGAAAGCGTACTAGCCAAAATTAAAGACCGGAAAGCTATACAGGATAAGATTGTCGCTGAAACGGTTAAAGACGGCTGTAGCATGGTTCTACGCACTGATAACGTACCGTTGTTAGGTATCAAGTATCTTGAAAACGTGGAACAGTACCCTTACACTGGTTTGATTGCCAATAAACTGAAAGATGAAACTCCGATTGTATTTGCTACACATGAAAGTAATGGTTGTGTAACTGGTTCTTGCCGGTCTGATTATGAAATCCTTGAACTATGTCAAGATAGTGGGTTATTTGAAATTGCACAAGGACACGATAAAGCCTTTGGAATTGAATATAAAAAAGAAAACGAAGAAAAGATTTATAAATATATTCAAGATAAATTTACTAATGAAAAGATAGAATTACCGTCAATTCCAGTTGTAAAAAGTTATGATTTGGAAAAAGATAATTTGCCAAAATGTTTGTTTGGGTTTGCAGACCAATGGGAATGTATTTGGAATAATGATTTAATTAAACCAGTTTTTGCCATTGATTTTAAGTTGAATGTTTCTGATGTAGAGGTAATTGGAAAAGACAAAAAGACGCTACGGTTTAGTAAAGATGGGGTAACATTCATTAAGTTTAAAGAGAGTGAGAACTGGTTAGATGATATGTCAGAACGGCTTGTACTGGCTTCTACTATTTGCAACCTATCTATAAATTATTGGAATGGTCGGAAATATTATCAAGTCATTATTGAAGAATGGGAAATTAAGGAAATTCCACAAGAAGTAAAAAAAACTAAAGCGATTTCATGGAACGATGTATGGTAAAATGTATTGATTTTATATAAATTCTATGATATAATAGAGAATATGAAAGGAGAAATATATGGAAAAATTTAAAGACAAAACTTATGTTGTAGTTTGTAGTGATTTTGAAAAAGCTAGAAACGCCATGAGAAAAGAAATGTATAAGCATTATCAAAGAGATAGTGACGAGCCAAGTATTACCAGAGAGATTAAAAGTACAACGATTAATGGTAGTAAAATCAAAGAAACTTACAGAGGGAATTTAAGGTTAATGGAAAATGTTGATAAAAATTATCTTTTTGGATATATTTATTCCAGATTAAATCCTTTTGAAAGTATTAAAATTTCATGGCTGAATATTGGTGAATTTAAGAATCTGCCAAAAGTTAATTTTGGATTTTATGATGATGTTGTAAAAATTATTATTGTAGGTAATGACGGTTTATCGTTTTATCTTGATAATTTAAAGAAAAGTTTTGGTGCAGACGTAGAAATTGAAATTGTGATGTAAAAGGAGAGAATGTTATGATTAATGACGTAACTTATGAACTGATTAGAATTGTAAAGAAAATTGATTTAAACAATAGTCTGTTTGAGAGAACGGAAGAAAGCAACATTAGTAAAATTGTAAATAAGGATATTGAGAATGTTATTAAAGAAATGGTAGAAGCTGATAGCCAGTTCAGATTTAAGAAAAGCATTTTCGATAGACAATACAAAATGAGTGTTGATTATTCAAAATGTGGTGAAGTGGTTATTAAACCTAAAGAAGGGTTGGGGTTGGTAACTATTATGGAGATTGATGAATTTTTAGAGGTGCTGAGTTTTAGGATTTATAAAGGGATTGAGAAAGCAAAAGAAGAGCATGAAAATTGGAAGTTATGGAAAATGAATAAGGTGAAGTTAGAGAAATATATTTAAGTTGTACTAAAGGAGAATTAATATGATTGATACTTATACTACTTTGCATTGCCATTCAGAAATAAGTTCGGCTGTATTAAGATTTGCTGATGCTATATGTCATATTAAAGATAGTATGGAATGGTGTTATGAAAATAATCTTAGAGGTTATGCCATTACTGACCATCAAAGCTGTAGCGGATATGTCACTCTTGAACAGAGTTACAATGCTTTAAATGTCGAAAGACCATTTCAGCATATCTTTGGTAATGAATGTTATTTAATTTCACAAGACGAAGATAATTTAAGATTCTCAGAAAATCAACGTCCTTATTATTGGCATTATTTAGTAAATGTACTTGACCCAGAGGGTTTAAAGCAGATGTATGAATTATCTGCTAGAGCATGGCTACGGAGTTATACTTATAAAGGTTTACTCCGTAGACCTAATTTCTATTCAGATTTTGAAGAAGTAGTAGGAAATAACCCCGGACATTTAGTTGTTTCAACGGCTTGTGTTTCTGGATATTTACCACATTGTATCTTAACAGATGATGTGATAAATGGTGATAAATTTATTAAATGGAATCAGCAAGTATTTGGCAAAGATAATTTTTATCTTGAATGTCAGCCTTGTTATTCTGATAACGAAGAACAGATAAAAGTAAATAAAGCGTTATGGAAAATTCACGAAGAAAAAAATATTCCTATTATTGTTACTACTGACGCTCATTATCAAAGACCAGAAGATAGATTTATTCATACTACGTTTTTAAAAAGTAAAGACGGCGGTGATAGTAGAGAACCAGAAAAATTTTATAAAACTACTTATTTATTTACACCACAAGAATTAAGAGAAAGATTATACGATAGTGGTTTTAACGATAATCAGATTGATATAATGTTTCAGACCACTAATGAAATCGCAAATAAAGTACAACCTATTATCATTAAGAAAACTACCAGAGTACCAAGCTTACCTAGTTTACCAGATTTTGAGATTAAGCATAAATATAAAGAATATTACGAAAAATACGAATATATAAAATATTATGCTAATTCAGACGATATAAAAGAACGCCATTATTATTACGAAATAGAAAAAGGCTTGATTAAGTTATTTGATAAACACCCAGAATATGATTTAGAGAAATATTTGGCAAGAGCAAATATTGAAATGAAGCAAGTCTATGAATTAAGCGAAATATTCAAAGGTAGAATGTCTGATTATTTTACTGTTGTACAGAAAGTAATTGATTTAATTTGGACTGAGGGTGATAGTTATGTAGGGATTGGCAGAGGTAGCGCAGGAGCGTGGCTTACAAACTATTTACTTGGTGTTACTGGAATAGACCCTGTGCCAGATAACATAAAGGATTTCTATAGATGGTGGAGATTTTGTAGCACTTCTCGCTCCTCTTCGCTGATGGACATTGATATAGATATTCAAAGCTTTAAAAAAGAAAAAGTTATAAAAGCTATAAAGAATTACTTTGGCGAAAGAAGAGTTTGTCAATGTGTAACATGGGGAACATTATCTTCTAAGACAGCTTTTGAACGAGCAGGTAAAGGTTTAGGTATTCCAGAAGAGCAAATTTCTTACATTAAGGCACTCATACCTGTTAAGAGGGGGTTTATATATTCTATAGATGATTGTTTAAACGGCAACAAGAAAAAAGAAAGAGAAAAAGTTCCAGAATTTATAAAAGAAGTAAATAAATATCCAGAACTACTTAGAGTTGCGAAAGCTTTTGAGGGAATGATAGTTTCTTCGGGAACTCACGCAGGTGCTGTAAATATTCTTAAAGGTGATTTTACTGAAACTGGTTCATTAATGGTTTCTACAAACGGAAGTATAGTAAGTCAATATGATTTACACCAAGCAGAATACGCCGGTGATTTAAAATTTGATTTACTTTCTATTGATTGTCTTGAACTTTTAAGAGCGGAAATGGATAGTCTTTTAGAACATGGCTATATTAAATGGCAAGGTAATTTAAGAAATACTTATAACTATTATCTTGGATATGAACAATTAGATAAAACTAATAAATCAATGTGGAATGAATTACCTAAAATGTTAAAAGCTTTTCAGTTTGATAGTATGGCAGGTAATCAAGCTTTAAAAAAAATTAATCCACAAAATTTAACTGAATTAACATTAGCAAATGGTTTAATGAGATTGCAGACCGCTGAAACAGAACAGCCTATGGATAGATATGTTCGTTATAAAAATGATATTAATGAATGGTATAAGGATATGACTGCTTATGGTTTAAACAAAGAAGAGCAATCTATATTAAATGAATATTTATTTCCTTATTGTGGAATGTGTATTTCTCAAACTACAGTAATGTCTTTACTTATGGACAAAAGGATTTGTGGGTTTAATTTAAAAGAAGCTGACCTCGCCAGAAGAAGTATAGCCAAAAAATCAGCAGAAGCTTTAGCTAGGACAGAAACTAATTTATATGAAAAAGGTAAGGAAATTGGTAATAGAAAAGTATTTTTAGACTATATTTGGTTAGTACAAATTGCTATGTCTTGGAGCTATAGTTTTGATTTTTCTCATAGTTTTTCGTACAGTTCTGAGTGTTTACAAGAAATGAACCTTTATACAAAATATCCGAAAGTATTTTGGAATTGTGCTGTAGTAACAACACAAGCACAGTCAGAAGATGAAAGAGAACGTGCTTCTAAGACAAAAAACTATAGCAAAATTGCTCAATCCATTTACAAAGCGAAAGAAAATGATGTATTAGTTGATACACCAGATATTAATAAGTCCGAACTATCTTTTACTCCTTTAGTAGAGGAAGATAAAATTTTATTTGGACTTGGTGGTGTAACCAAAATCAATCGTGATGTTTATTCAGATATTTTATCTGGTAGACCATACAATTCATTCAAGGAATTTTATGATTATCATAAAACTCATAAATTTCCTACAAATAAAGTTGATGAAAGAGGTAATGTAATTTATCGTAATTCATCAGTGACACGTAGTATTATGATTGTGTTAATCAAGTCTGGTTGCTTCAATTATTATTCTACAGATAGGGTATCAATGGTTAAATGGTTGGTAACTTGGGAGTTTCCTGCTAAGACGGAACTTTCTACGTCTAATCTTCCTAAAGCCCTAGAATTGGGTTGTACTTTTTCACCTACTCTTGTAAAAGCATATAGATTTAGAAAGTATGTATTAAGTCCACAATTCTTTTATAAGAAGAATGATAATTTTAAATCCAAAAAAGATTATATACTAGAGCCTAAGTTTGCAAGACCTTACTTTGAAGAAAAATATATTGATAAACTTACAGAGGAAAAAGATTACTACTATGAAAATGATATGCTTATTGTAGTAGATAAATCTTTAGACAAAGTATTAAAACCAGAACTTGAAGCGTTATCAAAAGAAATGAATAACGAGAATATTATAAAGGAATTTAATAAAAAAAATTGGCAGAATGAATATCTCAATCTTGTTAAAACTGAAAATCAAGAAATGTGGTATTTTGATACTGTATCTTATTTTCCAGAAAAACATGTGCTATGGGGAATTGATAAAAATTTTTATAATATTCAAGATTATAAAGATTTACCGCAAGAACCACAGTTTATTGAAAAATCTGATAAGTCTGGTAAACGTACTTGGCGAATTTATGATTTGTCTAAAATAGCAGGGTGTGTTTTATCACGTCAAGATGATAAACATTATCTTAATGTTTTAACAACTGACGGAAAAGTTGTTATCGTTAGATTTAACGCAGGACAATATGCTTATTATAAACGTGATATTGCAGAAACAGATGAATACGAAGCGGACAAATCTTGGTTATCAAGAGGAAGTATATTGATTATCAGCGGCTACCGTAGAGGTGAGGACGAATTTGTAGCAAAAAAATATCGCAATTCCATTTACCGTCACAGTGTAATCAAAGTAATCAACATTAACCCAGATCGTAGCTTAGATTTACAGTTTGATCGCATTGATAAGCTAGACGAAGGAGATGATAACTAATGCCTAATCCAGTAGGTAGACCGCCAATCTATCCAAAAGAAAATTGCTCAGATTGTGACCATTGTATCTATGATAAAAACCATAAATTAGATACCTGTATATTCACATTTAATTTTTTTGAAGCAAGAAAAACTCCTAGATGTGAAAAATTTACTAATGAACATGGTAATCCGTATCGTAAGAAAAAGATTATTAAAACCACAAAGAAATTAAAAAAAATTAAAAGGAAAAGAGAGAATTAGTTCTCTCTTTTCTTTATTTCCTATTGACAAAATGCTTGAATTATGCTATAATTTCTCTAGGATTAAGATAGTATTATCAATTTTAAGTAAGGAGAAAATGTTATGGAAAACATTATTAAAAACATTAAATGTAAAATTGTTAGACAAATTTACGCTTCTAACAATTTCCGTACATTTGGTTGTATCTTAACAGACAACAAAGACGAAGATAAAATCACATTAAACAAATATGGCAACTTTACTATTTCTGGTGATTTACCTTTTCTCAATGAGGGAGAAGAATATACTTTAGACCTTAAAGAAACTATTCATCCCAGATTTGGTATTCAATATACGGTAGATAAAGTTGCTGATTATGAAATGATGAATGACTTAGACCATATGCCGGTAGAGCAGTCCAAAGAAATTCTTACAAAATTTACTACAGAAAAACAAGCTGATACATTACTTTCAGTTTATCCTAATTTCATTTCTATGATTATCAACGGTAAAGCTAATGAAATTGATTTGTCTAAATTGAAAAACATTAAAGAGTACCGTATGAATTGCTATATCAGAGAAATCAATACACGTTTCAAATATTACTATATACTAGCCAATAACAAGCAGTACAAGCTGACTATCAAGGATTGCCAAGAATTAGATAATCTTTATGGCACTGTAGAGCATGTAGATGAAAATATTCAGAAATACCCTTATAAAGTATTTATGGACAATCTACATAGGAGTTTTCCAACAGTGGATAAAATGCTTATGGAAATACGTCCAGAATTAAAAGAAACAAATGATAGGATTGAACATTTAGCATTACACATTCTTAATCTTAATGAAGAAGATAATAATACTTATATGGACGCAAATACAATGGCTATGTATTGTGCTGAAATTGACAAAGATTGTATCAAACATATCAAAGATATTTGTGTTAATAGTCCTCTTATCTGGTATGATGATGAAAGTAAACGTATTGCAAAAGCAGAAACATATATAGCAGAAAGTAATATTGCTAATTTTATTTTGGATAAGATTAAGAATAATAAAGAGTTGGATTTACCTTGGGAAAAGTATAAAAAGATTAAAGATGGCGAATTAACAGAAGAACAGAGTGAATTACTACATCAATTCTGTGAAAAGTCAATAGTAATGCTTACTGGTAGAGGTGGTTGTGTAGATTGTGAAACAGAGTTCTTTACTGGAACTGGTTGGAAAAAAATCAGTGAATACAACAAAGGTGATAAGGTTTTACAATATAATTGGAAAACAGGAATTACTGAATTAGTAACCCCTATTAATTATATTAAAGAACCTTGTAATGAAATGATACATTTTGAAACAAATCACGGGTTGGATTATACAGTTACACCAGACCATATTATGTTATTTGAAGATAAAAAAGGTGTAAGACATACGTTACCTATGTCAGTTATAAGAGATAAACACAATAGTTTATCAGATGGATTTATAGGAAAATTTATTACAAGTTTTAAACTTAACAAAGATAAAGGCATTGATTTAACAGATAACGAAATAAAAATTATGTGTGCTGTTATTTGTGATGGAACTTTTTATAAAAACATGGAAAATAATCAAAATGCTGATAGTTATATGCGTTGTAGGTTTCATATAAAAAAAGAAAGAAAGAAAGAAGCATTAAGGAACCTTTTTAAAGAAGCTAATATAAATTGGCGAGAGAAAGAATCCGTAGCAGAGGGTTATACAGATTTTTATATTAATGCTCCAAGAAGAGAAAAAGAATTTACAGAGTATTGGTATGGTTGTAGCCAACATCAATTACAAATTATCTGCGATAATATTTTACAATGGGACGGAACTTTACAAAAAACAGGATATAACAAAAAAAGTATTAATAAAATTTTTTGCACTAATAATAAAGTAACAGCAGAATTTATTCAATATGCTTTTACTTGTTGCGAATTTAAAGCTAGAATAAGTATAACAAACAGAAAAAATCAGACACATAAAAATTCAAATGGAAAAGAGTATATTAGAAAATCTATAGATTATAGAGTTATTATTTCTAATAGATATAAAGTAATTCTTAATGGAAAAAATACTTTAATGCAAACTGTTGTTCCAAAAGATAAAATGAAATATTGTTTTGAAGTTCCTACTGCAAGTTTTGTTGTAAGAAGAAACAATAAAATATCAACCTTAATGAACTGTGGGAAAACTTCAGCAATATTAGCACTTTTATCTATGTTAGATGATGTTGGAATTACTTACACACTTTTAGCACCTACAGGCAGAGCCGCACAGCGTTTATCAGAACAAACTAACAGACACGCTTCAACCATTCATAAACGTTGTCTTACTGGTGAAATTGATTCTGACGTAATTATCATAGATGAAGTTTCAATTTGTGGTTTAGACCATTTTTCAATGATTTTAAAGGCTTGTACTAATCCAAAAGCAAGAATTATTCTTATTGGTGACAATCATCAGCTACCGTCAATTTCTTTAGGTAATGTTTTAAATGATTTAATTAATAGTAAACTTATTCCGCAAGTTGAATTAACTAAAGTATTTCGTTACGGACAAGGCGGTTTATCAGCGGTAGCTTCTGATATTTACGATAAAAAACTTTACACAACACAACTTAACCCAGATAAACTTATCAATACTCTTGGTGCTAACAAAGACTACACTTTAATCAAAGCTAATGGTACACCAGAACAGATTGTAGATATTTATGTAGAGAAAATCAACAAAGGTATTAAGCCTATTGACATTGCTGTTATTACTCCATGGAACGTTAAAGAACTTGGCACTTACAACCTTAACAATATGATACAGTCGGCTATCAATCCGTCTAAAGCAAATGAACGTAGTGTTACAAGGCAGTACAGCAAAGTAACAATCACTTTTAGAAAAGGTGATATAGTGATGAACACTAAGAATAATTATTCCGTTCCTACTTATGAGGGCTATAAAGAAATGTTAGACGAGGGTAATAACGATACTACACTTATCACGAAAACGATTGCGGTATTTAACGGTGATATTGGAAAAGTGCTCGAAATCGACCAATTTAACAATATTATAATTCAGTTCAATGAAGATATGGTAGTATTTGATTATTCTTTGGCTCAGAATCTTGTGCTTGGATATTGTGGAACTATTCATAAATATCAAGGTTCGCAGTGTCCACATATCATCTTACTTACGGAAACTTGCCATGAAAAGAGTTATAATAACAATTTGCTTTATACTGGTGTTTCAAGAGCAAGTAAAGAAGTAACTCATATTGCTGATATTGGGCTTGTTAATCGTTGTATACCTATTGATGGAAACGAAAATAGACAAACACAGTTGAAAGACCTTTTACTTGACGGTTACAAGAAAATTTCAGAGGATTACAACTCAGTAACAGACAGTACAGACGTTTCTGATACGGAAGATGAAAAAGATTACGAAGATGAAGATGATAGCTTAGATTTAGATTTTGATGATTGGGATTAAATTGAAAGGAAGTGATAATATGTTTGAAAGGTCATATGCTATTACTATTAAAGATAAACAAGGTAAAATTTATTACCTTACAGAAGAAATGACTTCTAATATTTGGTCAAGAAAAGACGGAAGTAAAAAAAGTAGTAACGAATATAATTATTTCTTTAGAAAAAGAACAGAAGATGTATGTTTACACAATGTTAAACTTTTTTCAACAAAACAGATTGCTAAAGATTTTTGGAACGAAAAATTTGAAAACAATGAAAATGTTTGGAACCAGATTTACAGTTACTATGATACAAACACACTTGCTGTTTGTAAAATCGTCCTTGTTAGAAAGGTTGAAGAACTGTTATGAAATATTATATTAAAACATTCTGTGATATTTATGAAGATGAACAAAAACCCCTTACGCTAGTTTGGTGTAAGGGGGAATATTACGAAGTATATAGTGAAAGTGATAACTATATATACTGTGATAACGAATATTTAAGAAAACTTAATCAAGATAATTTACCTTTAAACAATTATATAGCCAAAGCGTGGATAAATATTAAAGGTATTAAAAAGGTCAAAGGCAGATTACCGTTGAATTTTATTAAACTTTCAGAGGAAGAAGTCAATGAAGAAAAGGAGAAAAATAATGCTAGAAAAGATTAAAAGTTGGATAATCAAAATATGGAATAACCATAAAGATAATTTAGAACCAGAGGAATATAAATTATCACATGATAAATTTGCAAAACTTATACTTACTGATATACTTGCAATGATACCACCACTTATACTGTCGGAATATAATACTATTTCAGTTCAATTTATTAATTTTAAAGAAAACAAATTTATGATTGTATCTTTTTGTAATGTCTATACTAATGATTATAATTCTGAAATTCAAAAAGAACGTGGCAATAAAGAAGAATATAAATGGAACTTAGATATTGTAATTGATAAAAATAATTTCGGCAATAGTTGTCAACAGTTAATTGCTTTTAGAGATATTCTAAAAAGTCTTACTAAAGAAGAACCACATTATTCACAAAATGAAATAAACAAATTAATGAGAAAAGCTAGGGAATTAGATAAAGAGAATATTAAAAAAGATGTAGATAACTCTTGACAATTCAACATATAGTATGTTATAATAAAAACGTGCCTAAATCTAGTGGTTTTATTTAAAATCCGATTAGGCACGTTTTAGTTTTGTGGTAACACTTAGTACAAGCGTTCCAGATTCACAGATGATAAAGTTATCATGTAAGTAGATTAAATAGATGTTAGCATGGTTATAATGCTTGATAACCTATTACAAAATAGAAAGTGAGGAAAAAATAATGAAAGTAACTTTGTACACAACTCATTGTCCTAGATGCGTGGTTTTAGAAAAGAAACTAAATGCAAAAAACATTGATTATGTAGAAAACACAGATGTAGATTTAATGATTGACAAAGGTATAATGGCTGTGCCAGTTCTTGAAGTAGATGAAAAACGATTAAACTTTAAAGAAGCTAATGAATGGCTTAATAATTATAGTAAATAAAAAAGAGGTAAAAAAGAATGAATATTAATATCAAACTTAATAAGAATTTTACAACTCAATATAATAAACTTCAAGAGGAATTTGGTACAGATATAGCCAAAATTAACGGATTTGACGATAATCAACTTAGTTATACAGATTTTATTGATAATTTTATTGACCAATCTACAGTAGCAGATGCAAGTATTGACGGAAATAGTAATGTATCTCATAAAGATATTGTTACTCTTGAAAAAGAAATGCCAAAACCCCATGAAAAATTACTTGCTTTTAATAAGATTTATTATGAATTACAAAAAAAATATGGATTTCAAACAGCTAATGAATGGTTACGTGCTGAATGGATTGGACAGTTATATATGCACGATGCTAATACAACTACGTTCAAACACTATTGTTTCGCTTACGATTTAAAGGATTTAGCTGAAAAAGGTCTATATTTTATTGAGGGAAGAAACGCAAAACCTGCAAAACACTTAATCACTTTCGTAGACTTTGTAAAAGAATTTATTAGTTATGCTTGCAATCGTAGTTCTGGTGCAGTTGGTTTACCTAATTTAATTCCTTATATGTTTTATTTTTGGAAAAAAGATGTAGATAACAATTATATCCTTCGAGATAAAGAATATTATGCAAAACAAGCGTTCCAAAGATTTATCTATGCTGTAAATCAACCTTATCTACGTGACGGCTCTCAATCAGCTTTTACTAATACCTCTGTATTTGACAGACCTTATTTTGAAGCATTGTTTGGTGGTTCTGAATTTCCAGATGGAACTTTTATGATAGATTATGAAGAAGAAATTATTGAGTTCCAAAAATGGTATATGGAAACAATGGCAGAAATCAGACATGATAATATGTTCACATTTCCTGTATCTACAATCAGCTTACTTAGACAAAACGGTGAATTTGTAGATAAAGAATTTGCTGAATGGGGTATTAAACATAATATGGAATGGTCTGACAGTAATTTATTTGTTGATACTTCTGTAAATTCTTTAAGTAATTGTTGTAGATTAAAGAGTAATATCAAAGAGTTAGGTTATTTTAATAGTGTGGGAGGCACAGCTTTAAAAGTGGGTTCAGTTAAAGTTTCTACTGTAAATCTTGCTAGAATTGCTCTTGATACAAATACAGAATATAAATATTTAAAAGAATTAGAAAAAAGAGTAATTATCAATTTAAAAGCATTAGATTGCGTAAGACATATTATTAAAAGAAATGTAGAAAAAGGTTTATTACCTAATTTTAGTCATGGGTTAGTTGACTTCCCCCATCTTTATAATACTATTGGATTCATTGGAATTTATGAAACAATGAAAAAGTTTGGTTATACTAAGTTAGATGAATTTGGAAATACTTATTATACACATCAAGCATCTGAATTTGGCAAAAAGATTTTTGAAGTTATGAGAAAAACTGCTGATAATTTCATTAAACAATATAACTGTGATTACCAGATTAACACAGAACAAATTCCCGGAGAATCAGCGGCGGCTAAACTTATGAAGAAAGATAAATTTTTCTATCCAGAAGCTAATATTTATGACTTACCTCTTTATGGTAATCAATTTATTCCTTTAGGTATTAAAACTACTGGGCAAGAACGTGTAAGAATTGCATCTGAATTTGATGGATATTGTTCTGGTGGTTCTATTCTTCATTACAATATTGATGCACCATTTGATTCTTTTGATAAAGCATGGAAAATGGTTAATTATATTGCCGACCAAGGCGTTACTTACTTTGCTTTCAATACAAAAATTCAAGCATGTAAGCATAATCATGCCTTTTACGGAAAAATTTGTCCTGTTTGTGGCGAACCAGTAGATACAGAATTTACCCGTATTGTTGGATTTTATACGCCAGTTAAAACATATTCACAAGAACGTAAAGCAGAATTTAAAATGAGAAAATGGGAAAACAATAAGAACTTAGGAGATTAATAATGAAAATCAAAGGTCTTATTTCAGAAGATTTTGTAAATTATAAAAAATCTGCTATGACTATTATGTTTCCGTACTGCACTTTTAAATGCGGTACGGACTATTGCCAAAACAGTTCTTTAGCACATGAACCTAATATTGAAATTTCTATAGAAGATTTAATACAAAAATATATTAACAATCCAATTACAGAATCAATAATAATGCAGGGACTTGAACCTTTTGATTCTTGGCAAGAAATGTATGAATTTATTTCTAAATTAAGATTGTATTGTGATGATGATATTGTAATCTATACTGGGTATAATAAAAATGAGATTTTAGATAAAATTAATATTTTAACAAATTTTAAAAATATTATAATTAAGTTTGGTAGATATATTCCTAATCAAAAATCACATTATGACCCTATATTGGAAATTAATTTAGCAAGTGATAACCAATACGCAGAAAGGATATGCTAACATGATTAAGTTAAATGAAGATAAAGAAATTGTAGATTTTATTAGAAAAAAACTTAAAGAAAATAAAGACAAATATGGTGAACAATTTTGTCCTTGTGTAATACCAACAAAATACGAATCTGAAAACAAGGAAGATTATATTTGTATGTGCAAAGAGTTTCGTGAACAAACCGAAGGTGAATGTCATTGTGGTCTTTATGTTAAGACAAAGTAACAAACCCTATCAACTCACACCTTAACACTTTATCAACCAGAGTAGTCAAACGCCTGTTACCATGGTTATACTGGTTAGTAGCCATATCAGAATAAAGTTTAAATTCACAATTTCAACAATTATATAAAACAAACCCTCCGACTTATTGCCGGAGGGTTATTTATTACTTTGTAATCGGTAATTTTAATTCCTTTTGTTTTTCTTTAATTCTTAAAGGAATATATAATTTATTATATTGTTTTTTACATAAATCACAATTTCCAAAACTATGACCCCAACACCAATTACAATATTTCTCAAATTGATTTTTAAGAGATTGTGAATTTTCTATATTAACGTATCCCTGCAATATTATTTCAGTATAAAAACTCAATTACGCACCTCATTTAATCAATCATCAAGTTCCCAACCGTCATAAGAACAATTCTTATCCTTGTGTTCTTCACAATACTTCTTAACGTTTTCTTTATTTCTAAACACTTTTTCAATTACTTGCATTGCTTCTCCTGCAATATTTTCAGTACCATAAACCACATAGATTTCTTTCTCTAAAATATCCATATTATTTATTACCTGCTTTCTTTTTTTATTTTTATTATACTGTTTTTTTCTAAATTTTCAATCAGAATACTAAACACACTAATTATATCAAGTCCCATAACCAAACTCCTTATACTCTTTGTTACTAATCTCTATCATGTATTAAAATTATATTCTTCTTTAGGTAAAAAACATTTAATACTTTTTCTATCTACTATACTAATATTTTTGTTTTCTTTATTATAAACAACAATATTCTTTTCGTTTATATCTATTATAATTCCATAAATATTAATATTTACAAAATTATTATTGATTACATTACCGTCAAAAATACAAACATATTCTTCATCACTCTTAATTGGATATTTTGAGCAATCATTTACATACACTATATTATCCTCGTTTTTGTTTGTAATTTTAACATTTTTTGGTAACATACTATCTTTCTCCTTCTCTTCTATATTATCTTCAACTTCCCAAATTCTATTAGGACTTTTACCAGTATACACTCCATTAAAAGTATAATAATCTGGTGTCGCTCCTCCATTTTCTGCCACGAAACACACACAAGTCTTATAACATTTGCGAGTAATATTACATTTACCGTTTGGTACTTTACTACAATACTCACACAATTCTTTTTCTGTAATTTCCATTTTATTTTCTCCTTTTTTATTTCCTGTCATCAACTCTACATTTATAGGTTTAGTTTTTTCAACTTTCATTTTATTTCTCCTTTAATATAATTTTATGAATATTGTTACATTCAGTTCTTTAAAAACTATTTTTATTATCTCCTTTTCTGTTATTTAACAAACAATCTACGATTCATATTAGGATATTTCATTTTTACAATAGCACCACTTTTCTTAGCACTTTCACTAAAAATTTTATGGCACTTATCGCATACCGTACTTTTACTATCTTTATCTAAAGGTGTACCACAAGTATAGCACAAATGATTTTCTAATCTATATTGTCTATTTTTAGTTGAGTCTTTTAATTCGGCGTTCTTTAAATTATGTCTTTCCCTATCTTTAGCAAGGCAAATGCCACAACGTACTCTATTGTTCATAGCTTTTCTTTTACCACATTCTGCACATAAACCTTTTTCTTTTCTTTCTAATTTAACCTTTCTCTTTTGCTCTAAATCTTTGTCACGATATTTTAACTTAAACTCTTTATATTCTTCCTCCGACATTGATTCTTTTCTTTTTTGTCTATATTCATATGCTTTTGCTTTACATAATAAACACATTCGTTCATCACCATAGGTACGTTCTTTAAAACAGCATGTACATAAATGATGTTCTAAAGCAAATTTTCTACTATCTTTACCCCATCGTCTACAATATTGAAGTCTTTTTTCTTTATCTTTATACATTTTATTCTCCTTTGGTATTAAGCACCCCCATATAGATTTCTATTATCTACTTTTCTATATTCCCAACCAGAATCAACATTATATATTAACTTAGCTAAACAACATTTATACTGTGGCTTTAATATATCGTAAGAAATATCATTGCACCAATCTAAACTTAACTCTTTCATTTTACTATAATTTTTTGTACCAGTTTTCATATACTCACCACCTTTCTTATATAGAAATTATACAACACTTCCTATATAAAATCAATAGAAATTTCATTTTAAATAGTCTGAATATTTAACATTTTTTATACGAAAGTCTAACACATAAGTTTATAAAATCCATTGACTTTTACTATAAAAAGTATTATGATTAACGTACAAAACAATACAAAATATATCAAAGGAGATTAATTATGAATGAAAAATCAGTAAGATTAAAACCAAAATTTAAAGTGGGTGATATTGTTGCAATTAAATTATTACCAGACATTTACACAAAATTAAAAGAATGTGGAATTGTAAGCACTGATACTTTTTATAATTCATTGCTATTAGATACTGGTGTAGTTATCGAAACTAACGCAAATAATATTTTACCTTATCTTATTTGGTTTAAAAATACAGAAAAGAAATTTTATTTACCAGAAGAATTACTTGAACCAATTACCACTTCTAATGAAGTATCTAATAATAAAAAAATCAAAATCAAATACCATGAACCTATCACACCACTTGAAAATATCAACGGTGCAAATTCAGATTGGATTGATTTAAGATGTGCTGAACCTAATGGAATTGACTTGAAAACTGGTGAATTTAAACTTATTTCTCTTGGTGTAAGTATGAAACTTCCAGACGGTTATGAAGCACATATCGCACCAAGAAGTAGTACATTTAAGAACTGGGGAATCCTTGAAGTTAATTCAGTTGGTGTGGTGGATTCGTCCTTCTGTAGCAATGAGGACATATGGAAGTTCCCTGCTTACGCAACAAGAGATACACATATCGACTTTAATGACCGCATTTGCCAGTTCCGTATTGTAAAGAAACAACCTATTATTATTTTTGAAAAAGTAGACCATTTAGACGGAAAATCAAGAGGTGGTTTCGGTAGTAGTGGTGTTAAATAAAAAATTCTATAAAAAAGGAGAAAAAACATTATGACACTTTTAGAAGCAATCAAAGAAGCAGAAAAGAAACAGAAAAGTTTAGATGCTTGTGGTAAAGTTTATATTCGTAGAAAAAGTTGGGAAAATTTAATTGACCCAGTTAGCTTTAGATGGCTTTATGGTGAGCCGCTTTTTAAAAAAGCTGATATTAGTTATACTCCTAGTAAAGAAAGTTTATTAAGCAATGACTGGGAATTATTTACACGTTATTATTATTCAGAAACAAAAGAAAAAGAGCCTAAACCAGAAACTACAACTATTTCAAAAGAAAACATTACAAATTCTATTGAGCAGATTATGCTTGTTAAAGGACTCCTCAAAGAAACACTTAAAAACGCAGATTTGATTGTAAAAGTCTTTCAAACTCGATATGGCATTAATTTTAATAACTTTGTGAAAAAACCAGAACTTATTACAGATAACGAAACAAGATTTTTATACTTGTTCACTAAACTTACAATGGAATGTATTGAGAATGTAGGGGGTTGTTTAAATAAAGTTATTGCAGAACTCGGTAATCCAGAAGTAGACGAAAAACCGAATAGATACGAATAAGTAAAGAGGGGCTAACACCCCTCTTTTATTTTGTTAATCAAGTTATCGTTTTTAATGTCGTAATCTTCCTAACTCTTTGTTACTAACTGATACCATGTAATTTAATTATGACATTCCGTATAATAAAAAAAGGGCTGTTTAAGCCCTCTTAATAATTTAACAAAATTTAAAAATTAGTACAAGTAAAACAATCATTATTAATATAATTCCTATTATAGATAACAAAGCCTGTGGTTCATTTAAACCAAGGTCTACTATAAAAGCAATAAATATTACAATTAAGAAAAATATAAGTATCACTGCCACTGCTAAGAGCATTAAACCAACGATTGATAACATACTCAAAAGTTATTTCTCCTTTAAACCTTTATTTATTGAACCTCACACCACTAAAGTAACGAGTGTTCTCGCCTTATTTAATAAAAACAGCTATAAGCATTGTCACCGTAGCAAATACTGATAAATAAGTAACAGCCTTTGCAAGTATAACAGCATAGTCATAATTACGTTTAGAAGAACTAATCATAAATATAATTACAAGTAAAATAAATGCAAATATTAAACTTAAAATAGAAATTGCCGATAAAATAGAAGCTGTACTCATATTTTTATTTTCCTTTCGCTTTTTATCTTAATCTTCTTTATTAGTAAGTCCACTAAATTTAAGACTTCCATCATCACTTGCGCTAAATTTAATATTAACGTCTGATACCATAGCACCGTTTTCATCAAGATAATACCAACTACCATTATCTTCTAACAGTCCTTTTCTCATAGCACCAGTATCATCTAAATAATACCATTTATCATGGTACTTATACCAAGTATTAGTTAAACATGCCCCTGCACCATCAAAATAATACCAATTATCTTTATATTCAAGCCACTGATTAGAAATCATACCACCATCACCAGACAAATAGTACCACTTTCCATCTTCATAAAACCACTGACTTGTGATTAATTTCCCCTCACCGTCCATAACATACCAACGGTTATTATCATTAACCCATGAGTTCACTACAATAATTCCATTTCTATAATATCTCCATGAGCCGTTTACCTTAAAGAAACCGTTTTTATATTCAGTAACGGTATTATCATATATAATATCTTTAATCTTAAATGCTTTTTTCCATGGTGTCGAATTTAAGTTACTCTGGATAACCCCGTAATTGATACCTTTTGCTTCGATTACATGGTTACGGTCAAGTACAATGCCGATATGACCTTGTTTCCACACTGCGTAACCCAGTTTATCATCTGTTAATTTAGACGGTGGGATTTTGCTGTTACCAGTCTGTTCAAACTGTCCAGAACCACGAATGATACCAGTATACCATGAAATTAGTCCAGAACAGTCAACAGCTTCTTCACCTACCCATTGTAAAGCCTTATTAATATAAGCTTGTGTGTAAATATTTGGATATTGCCTAGCCCATGAATAAATCTTAGTCTTAGTAAGAATCTCACCTTTAGCACCATAAACATAATGAACGCCTATTTTACTTTTGGCAAATTCCACTAAACCTTTTGCTGTTTTATTAGCCATTATTCTACTTTCCTTTCATATAATTTTAGAAAGCTATATGCTTCTACTTACGATAATAGCACATAGCTTTCTAAAAGTCAATAGATACACTTATATTTTTACTGATTTTTTATCCACACAAGTCTTACTTTACAGTTACAAGTCTTATCGTCACCTTGGGATTTAAGATAAATCAAAGCATTGTAAGTACCATCTGGTGTAATATCCAAAGAGCAATGACCTACAAATGGGTTAGTATCATCAATAACCAAAGTAGCAGATATTGGAGTATAACCACTTTGCATTGCTAAATCGTAACTATACCATTGTTCCTCGCCACTTGCGATTGTCAATTCATAAGCAACATCTGTATATTTAATAATAGAATTTACAGTATTTGCAACTTGATTTTCGTCAAAAGTCATTTTCCAAGCGTTCAAACTTTCAACGTCATGTTGGCATCTTTCAAAAGAATCCGCTAATGTTTTAAACTGGTTATAATTTACTGCGTCATTTTTCTGTTGTCCTGCCCTAATACCTCTTAAAATTACATCTTGGTTTGTATCACCAGTATGAACACCAGTAATAACCTTTACATATTCTGGAATTTCTGTATCAGTATTAATAGAAGCTTGTGAAGTTTCTCTGATAAAATACGTGTTATTTGCACTATCATTAATTCCACCATAAATCTCTACAGCAGAAGTATTGATTAATTTATACTGTTTCATATCTAAATCTTTAGTAGGAATAAAATCAGTGGGTAAATGAGTTTCAAAATATTTTTTATTAACAGCGTCAGTATCTTGAACAGGGGTATCTACACCTCTAACAATAACTGGATTGCCGTTTTTATCTGTTAAATCCAATATACCACTTGCTTCATCACCGTTTACAGTAAGATTAATACACATATTGGCGTTATCAGCTTTTTGAATAGTGACTTGATTTTCTGTAACAGAATTTACAATATCATCAACATATTTCTTATTAACAGCCATATTATCACCAGTAGGTTCAGCAATACCATCAATTTGAACTGGTACAAGTGTTCCATCTTGAACACCTTTAGGATAAGTACCAACCAGTAAATGATATTCCTCACCAGTCATAGCAGAAGTTATAAAAGGAACTAATCTACCGTCTGTTAATTATACTGGGTCAGCAAAATAAAATCTGTCCCCACTATCCATTACCATGGAATTTTTAAACACATAAGCCAAATCATTTTGACCTAAAACAAATTCTTCTTGACCACTGTCCAAAACTGGACTATGCTCAATCCCATATTCTTTTATATTATCAGCATATTTCTTATTTACAGTATCATTATCGTTTGTTGGTGTATCAATTCCCCTAAGTTTAATATCTTTCTTTGTCTTAGGATTAGATAATTCAACAGTAGTTCCGTTATCAATTTCACTTGTAATTTCGTGAGGAATGATACCAACATATCCAGTTTCACCTAATGTCAATTCACTTGCGTTTTCAACTTGATAACCAGACATATTTATAGCACCTTGCATAGTACCACCAGATAAAGGCAAGTAATCACCAGTAGCAGTCGTTCCACCACCCGTTGTAACAGAAGTAACAGAACTAATTTTTTGCCATATGGAATTTTCTTTATCCCAACGGTATTCTTGCATATTATGGTCTATTTCATAAAACACAC